ACGCTGGTTATTATCGCTGCTCTACTCCTCACGGGAGTCTCCCAAGCGCAAATCGCGCTTGACCAGAAGGACCATTGCGATGCTATGATGGAGCAGGCGAGGGGTCTCGCGGCCCAGCTTCGCATCCCCAGTCTCGTCGTTGGGGGTACCGCACCAGCCGCAGGCACAGCACCCCAGATTTATACGGGCCTGCAAAACAGCCTTGCCAGCGATAGGAAGGCTGCCGACGCGATCCAACTCGCTATCCGCACGTGTTCGTTGTACAACACCACGGAGGATGCCACGTTGCGGTTGTTTTACGCCGCTCCCAGCTTGCAGAAAACCGCACTGGATCACCGCGCCATCATCGACAGCATAGCGGAGACCCAGTTGAACACCATAATCGCGGACGCACAGAAAAGGGTCGAAGCACAAAACTTGCCACGGCCCGCGCTCTACCTGTTGCAATCCTCTCGGGCTAGGCTGGAATTGGACAGGGCATCGTCTGCGGCGACCGCCGTGGCTTTCTATATTCCCGAGGGAATGAACCCCGCGCCCATCAGCCAGTTGCTCAGCATCAAGCAGCAAGAGGAAATCATCGTACAGAAAGCCACGGAAAAGTATGCCCGAGCGGCTAATTGGGACGTGCTGTTTGAGGGTGGTATGCATCACCAGCTAACATCCACTAGCACTCCGGGGACGCCCGTCAGCAGTTCGACAGGTGCTTATGGCGGAGCGACTCTCACTTGGGGTCTCGGCACCCAAAAGGCCGACAAGCATTTCGACAAGGCTGTGACGGCATACGGCAAGTGGAAAGAGACGCAGGAAGGCGATGTCATCCGTACCGCCATCGCCCTCAGAAAGACGCTCACGGACAGCATCACCGTGCTCGGGTGCAACCTGAAGATGCTACAAGATCAGGGAGACGCAATCGACGCCAATCTCGAACTGGTCAAGGACGCCGACACCAGCGCGTCCCTCGCTTTCAAGATGCAGTTGCAGGCCGACAGATTGCTGCTTAGGGTTGAAGTCGAGGACACGCAGTTCCGCCTCGATGCCTTGCAGACGTACCTAGCGGACAACTTTTAAGGGGATATGATGAAGATCGCGATTGTGGGTAGCGGATACGTGGGGCTCGTGGCAGGCGCTTGTTTCGCCGAAATCGGGCACGATGTCGTGCTGGTGGACAACGACCCCAAGAAGTTAGCGGTGCTCAGGGCGGGGCAGTGCCCCATTCACGAAGAACAATTGCCAGAATTGTTGAAGAAACATTTGGGGCGTAAGCTCACGTTTACTGACAACCTTCATCAGGCGGTGAGCGCAAGCAAGGCTATTTTCATTGCTGTAGGTACGCCAGACGGTGGTGATGGTAAGGCCGACTTGTCCTATGTCGAAGCTGTAGTCCGATCCATCGCGGGGGCGATTAACGACTATAAGGTGATCGTGGAAAAATCCACGGTGCCTGTATTGACAAGTGAAGCCATTCGCCAAACCCTCCTGCTTAACGGAGCGGACCCCACCAAATTTGACGTAGCGTCGAATCCCGAATTTTTGAAAGAGGGTACGGCGGTCGCCGATTTCCTTCGCCCAGATCGGATTGTGATTGGCACCGATAGTGAGCGAGCCATCGGTGTCTTACGGGAAATTTATGCCCCCATGGTCGCCAGTGGCTATCGTTTGATCGAAACCAGCACCAAAAGCGCCGAACTCATCAAGCACGCATCCAACGCTTTCCTTGCGATGAAAATCAGTTTCGTCAACGCTGTCGCTTCGGTGTGTGAGCAAGTGGGGGCAGACGTGACGGAAGTTGCCGAGGGCGTTGGCGCGGATAGTCGTATTGGACCGCAATTCCTCAAGCCGGGTATCGGCTACGGGGGTTCTTGTTTTCCCAAGGACTTGATGGCATTCAAAGCTGTCGCGGAACAGAACCATTACAAGATCAGGCTGTTGGAAGAAGTCAGCCATATCAACGGCGATCAACAAAAACGGTTCATGAGCAAAATTCGTGAAGCTCTCTGGACGTTGCGTGGGAAACGGTTGGCGGTTCTGGGGCCTCGCATTCAAGGGAGGCACGGATGACATCCGTGAATCCCCCGCGATCTCGATCATCCAAACGCTCTTGAAGGAAGGTTGCCACATCGTGGCGTACGACCCCGCCGCCATGGATAATGCTCGCAAGGCGTTTAATGAGTGCTCGACCACGTGTCCTCATAAATGTGATGGGACTATCGAGTACGCAACAGACTCATACGCGGCGGCTCGGAACGCAGACGCTTTGTTGATACTGACGGATTGGCCTGAATTTGTGGAATTGAATTTGGACCAACTTGAGTTAAAAAACCCTTTGGTGATCGATGGGCGCAACCTGTACGATCCGAAGGTTATGGCGAATCTTGGGTTTACCTACTACAGCGTAGGTCGCCCCATAGTGCGCGGCAAGACACCCGAAAAATTGGCAGCAACCGAATAACGGGTTGTGTCCACCCCACTAACGTGCTATAGTGGTAATACACCACCAGTGGTAACATTTTCATTGTAGCAAGTAACTTGACTTCACCAAGAAAAGGAAAAGAGAAAAATATGAATTTCAAACGTACGTTGTTTTTGGCAGTAATGGCGATGGCTCTATCATGTACGGCTTTCGCGTGGAATTGTTCCGATCCTCTGGCATCGCGTGTTGACGTAGGACCAGTCAATCCGGGCGGCTCCGCAGGCGACGGCGACGGCCAGTGGTTCCTCGGCACAGGTTCCGAAGGCACCAAGGGTGACTACTACGTCTGCGAAGTTCCCAAGAAGTCCACAGGCGGCGGGTCTTCGACCACGAACACGAATTCCAACACCAACAATAACTCCAACCAGCAAGGTCAGCAACAAGGTCAGCAACAGGGCCAACAGCAAGGACAGACCGCGAACGGCGGCTCCTCGTCCAGCACCGCTACGGGCGGCAACGCCACGGGTGGTAATGCGACAGCCACAGGCGGACAGGGCGGAAGCTCTTCGTCCAAGTCTGGCGTAACCAACAGCGGCAACTCTTCCGCGACAGGTGGTGCGGGTGGGGCTGGCGGTGCAGGTGGTGCAGGCGGTTCAGTGAGTGGTTCAGGTAACTCCACGAACACGAACAACGTGAACACGACCGTGGCTCCCGTTATCACTTCGACGAACAAGCTGAGCAACAGCGGCAACTCGTCCAACACGAACAACAACACCGCGAACGGCGGCACGTCGAATGCCAACGGCAACGGCTCGAACAACACGACTTCGGCTTCGTCCAACCAGACGCAATCGAACTCTTCGACCAATGCCAATCAGTCGTCAGCTTCTAACCAAGCGAACGGCAACGGCAGCAACTCGAATAACACCGTCAACAACTCAGTAGTGGAAGCTCCGAAAATTCCGGTTAACACTGCTTACGCTCCGACAACCATCCCAACGTCACCCTGTCTCAAGTCTTACAGCGGCGGCGGGCAGGGTTCAAGCTTCGGTTTGAGCTTCGGCGGAAGTAAGTCAGACAAGAACTGCCAACTGCTTGAGCTTGCACGATCCTTTGATTCCATGAACGAGCGTCTGGCAGGCTGCAAGATTAAGGTTGAAGCTGCCAAGAAGATCGCCAAGGATGCCGATGTCACAGTGGAAGACTGCATGATGCATGAGATGGTCGCCGTTCCAGTTCCTACGGCGCTATTAGCACCTATTGCTGCACCTGCCCCACAGGTGATCGTGGTTCAAGTGCCAGCGGTCGCGCCCGCTCCCGTCGCTCCAGTCGTCTCGAATGTCATTTCGTCCTTCCAAGGCTTCTACACGCAATTCAACAACGTGGCGAAGGCGCGGTTCGACGGAACGATTCTCTTGATGAAGAACAACCTCGATGGTCATCTTCGCCTTCGTTTCAACCCCGCAACTGCGGCGGTCGTTGATAGCATTCAAGCGTACCTGATTGCTAACGGCATTGACCGTGAGCGCATCGAAGCGCGTGATGACGGCCATGAAAAGGGCGTCGAAGTGCTCTTCATCGCTCAGTAGTCCAGCCCCTCCCCACGACCCCTCGCCGATCCTTGGCGGGGGGTTTTCTTTGTGGTATTATAGGATATGCAACGACACGACCTGAAAACATGGCCGAAGCAGTTCCGTGCCATCCTCGCAGGTAGCAAGCGGTATGAACTTCGAGTCAACGACCGCAACTTTCAAGAAGGCGACGAGTTGATGCTGCTGGAATGGGACCCCAAGGCAGAGAAGTACACGGGGCGGCACATCCTGACGACCGTGACGTACATGACCCGAGGCGGTGAGTTTGGGCTTCCAGAAAATTTGGTGGTAATGTCGCTTGCGATTCAGTATTGGAATACGGGGAATGCTGCGTGATTCGAAAATGCAAATACGGGCATGAATTGACGCCCGAGAATCTAACTGGAAGAAAGCGGAAACAGTGTAAACTATGCCGTCGTGCCAGTTGCAAGAAATGGCGTGACGCCCATCTAGACGAACAACACGCTCGAACGTCGGCGTGGAACCGTGCGAATCGTAAAAGGTGCAACGCCGCCAGTTTGCGTTCCCGACGAAAGAAACGATGCGATTTGACCCCTCAACAGTGGGAACGGACTTTGAGACGCCAGAAGGGTAAATGTGCGAATACGGGCTGCCCAAATCCCGCTTCACACGCAGACCATGACCATTTGACGAGGAAATTTCGTGGTGGGCTATGCAATACTTGTAATCTGGCTCTCGGGCACCTAAAAGACAGTATTAAACGAATAAGGGGTTTAGCAAACTACCTGCGGAGGCACCTTGCGAAGAACAAAAGCCGGGTTCGTTCTTGAAAAACTTTTGCATGGCATGAAGTACCGTTATATTCTTTGCTGGTCAGGCAATGAAGCCGACATGGAATGGGGCGGGGCTTATGATTGCGCTTGTTGCATCACCTATATAGGCGAGGACGCTGCCGTAGCGGGCTGTGGCTGCATCTGTCATCAGCGCATTGAAAAGATTGTCCAAAATCCAGACCTACGGATGTTCTTGCTGGCCCTAAGTAGCTCCGAGGAAATGCCATTCGTCCCCAAGGATTATCCCGACTGGATGACGTACAATCGCAAGCTCAAGCGGGAGCACGATGTCTGGCGCAAAGAAGGTAGTCCCAACGCTGGCACCTTTGAAGACATCTCCAAGTGCTGCGAAGCCTGTAAGATGGTTGCTGAGATGGAAGTCCGCTTCCAAGAACACCAGAAAGACCCCAAGAACCAGTGCGGCAAGCCGTGCCACGTCTGTGACGAGGCTAATGCCGCTCACGCAGTCGAGCTAAAGGAGATCAAACTCATCTCCAAGAAGTTTGCCAGCAAGAAGAAAAAGAGAGACTAATGAGCAAGCGTAAGAGCAAGCAGGCGGTTAGCCGCCCCATGGTGTTGACGGGTGCCACGAATAAGGGGATGCGGAGCTATCAGGAAGACCGACATCTGATGATCTCCGCTGAAGAAGGCTTGATTATGGTCGTCATGGATGGTCATGGCGATGCGGGCTGTGCTCTCCTCTTAGAGAAGAAATTCTGCGAGGTTTGGGACTCTGTTTTCTCCCCCGAGAAGAGCCCCGACATTCTCTTCAAGGAACTCTTCGATAAGTTCGATATGCTCACTTCATTCATGGGCTGCGGGTCCACCATGAGTGTCGCCTTCATCCCGAAAGCTAACACAGGGAAAGAGACTAAAGTTCATGTCGCCATCCTCGGCGACTCCCCGGTGATCGTGCAGCAACCAGATGGGACATTCCATGTCAGCCCCGAACATAACGTCCGCACCAACATGGCGGAACGTGCAGCGGCTCAGGCACGCGGCGGCTACTACTCCTCGAACGGCTATATTTGCTACGGCCCAGAAGGGCATGGGTTGCAGATGAGTCGAGCTTTCGGCGACCGCGATCTGGGAAAAATCCTTTCCCGCATTCCCGAGGTCTACACGGTTGAATTGGGTGACTGGGTTCTGGTGGGATCGGACGGACTTCTATCCCCCGGCCACGATGAATCGGGAGTGCAGATGCTTCTTGACATCGTGAAGATGATCGAGGAGCAGGATGTCAACGCCGAGGAACTCGTTGATTACGCTGCTAACGTGGTAAAAACAGGGGACAACGTAACGGCGATTTTGTGGAGGAGATCATGAGTAAGATTGTAAAACGCGAAATGTTCGATGAGGATATGGACAATATAGTTTTGGAGTGTGGTCATGGTCTCATTGCCCACACAATCCCGAACCCAATGGTAATTGCCGCAGGATTTCCAGATGCTTCCGTTCCAAAGGATGCTATCGAAATTTCATGTCCCGTCTGTGAATGCAACCCCAGCGAGCTTTATAACCCTCATCCAGTCCTTAAATGCAGTTAAATGAAGAACAGACGCTCGCGGTTGAACACCCGCTCGACGAACCCGCCTGCCTCATCGCAGGCGCGGGCAGTGGCAAGACCGCTACTATGACCGCCCGAGTCAAATGGCTAATAGCTCATGGCGTCAAGCCCCGCCGTATAGCGGTTATTACGTTCACTAATCGTGCAGCGGGGGAGCTTGTAGCGCGTATAGGCGTGACCGATCCTCATTCCCCCGATTCTCCGCGTGTTAGCACCATCCACAGCTTGGCCTTATCCGCAATCCGCAAAAACCCCCTCGGTTTTGGTCTTCAAGAGAGAGTCTCTCCGCTGGATGATTACGATCAGAGTCAGATGATGAAGAAGATCATCGAGCGAGAGAAAATTACCGACACAAATCCGTATGCCGTTTTGGAAAAGATTCAGTTTCATCGTGCTCGTGGCGTTGGATTTGTGGTGGACTATACCGAAGAAGTCGCCGAAGAAGCTGAGCGTATGTACAGTGGGTACCACCTGATGTCGGACACGGATTTGAAGCTTTGGGGATTATACCAAACCGAAAAAACACGAACGAACGTGCTCGACTTCGATGACATGATTTTGTTGTGTAATAGGCGGTTTGCAACAGATGAGGATTGGAAACGGCGCATACAAGCGATGTGGGATCATGTGCTTGTCGATGAGGTTCAAGATATATCGAAGATTCAGTGGCAGTTCATCGAAGGTCTACTCGCACCCGACAACTTTAACCTATTCGTTGTTGGGGATTTGAACCAAAGTATCTACTCATTTACCGGGGCGGCACCGTATCTCCTCAAACAATACAGCGAGAACTGGCGAAGTGTAGTTCCTCGCATGTACAAAATCGTCCGCAATCACCGCAGCGTACCTGAAATCGTTCGATTGGCTAACGTTATTCAATCTAAAATGGGCGAGGGTTCTATTCCGCTAAAAATGGAAAGCTGGCGTGGTGGAAATGGAGAAAGCGGCAAAATAGAAATCCTCAAAGGGGTCATGGCGTCAGAGATCGCCGCCGATATCGCTGTTGAGATTTTCAAAGACAACGAAAAGTTCCTGCGTGATGAACGTACACGTGCCGAAGGTGGGACACCCCGAGAGTCACAAGCGAAACCGATCTCCTATCGAGAAAATTTCATTCTGGTAAGAGCCGCAATCCAGATTCGTGATATTGAAACTGAGCTAGTAAGGCGCAGAATTCCATACGTCGTGCGAGGAGGTCGGGGCTTACTCCAAACTGAAGAAGTTAGAGATGTACTAGCGTACATGCGGTTGGCTACGAACCATAAAGATTTTATGGCTTTCGTTCGAGCCGCTCAGGTGCCTCGACGCGGGTGTGGCGAGGTTGCTTTGGAGAAAATCCGCGCCATAGCCAATGGTAAATACGACGGTGATCTAATCGCCGCCGCTGAGGGGGATAAAAATGCGAAGATCGCGTCCTTTGGCGGCGTTGTCAGACTCGTCACCCAATTTAGTGAGAACCCCGTTGCTATGCTTGAACGAACGCTTGCCTTGACCCAGTACACAACTTACATCAGCGACAAGTACAAAAGAGATAGTGGTAAAGTCAAAACCAAACTTGAGAATCTTGATCGTTTCGGTTCACTCATTGATGGGCTGGTTGCTGACGGCGCGATGACCGCTGAGGACATGATTTTCCAACTCACGCTTGATCGTCCGAAAGATGACGATGAGTCGGGAGCCGTCACGATCAGCACAATTCATAGCGCCAAGGGACTAGAGGCCAAAAGAGTCTATGTTAATAATGTAACAGAGGGCAGCCTCCCTCACAAATTTTCGTCTGGAAATGAAGAAGAAATTCGCGAAGAGAGGCGTTTGTTTTACGTCGCCTGCACACGAGCACGAGATTATCTGATCCTGTGTATTCCTGCCCTGCTTCAGCAGGGTCCCAATGTTACTAACCTTCGGCCATCCCGTTTCTTGATAGAAATCGGCGTTGCCTAGCTTTTTGAGTGTACTTTTTAGCCGAAATCAGTGTACACTAGGTAGAATAGCCGCTGGAGGCGAGAATGAGACAGGCTGAGAATAAACAAAAAACCGCCCAGATTGAACGACTAAAGCGCAATGCGAAACCAAATGTCAGTCCCGCTGAATTTGCTGGCACCCAGATGGCGAATTTTCTGGAGTTGCTCTCCAAGCAATCCTACATACCCGAGTGGTATCGTCGCGATGCCAAGAAACTCTACGAACGGTGGGACTCCATCTGCTCATTCCGCCTGAACAACCCTATCGTGGCGTCGGAACTGGAAAAGGAACTTTTCCCCAATGGCTAAGGATTACACGCAAGCCGAGCAGGTCATGGACACCGAACGGTGGACGACCGAGTTTTACATGGACACGCCAGACGGTAGAATGAGCGTGAGAATGCCGAATTTTCTATCGAACGTCGAGCAGCAACGCCGCATGAAAGTGATTGAGGGCGCACTCAATGGAAGCGAAAGTACCAAACCGAAGTCTCTATATGGTTAGAGAATTCATCGCCGCCCTACTACTCTCGGTGGTCGCTCAGGCCACACCCACTGTCCAGCATGTTCAGGAACGGGAACCCGATTGGGGGTTCGTCCTTCGTGTGGAGGAGTACAAAGCGGTAGCCAACACCAACTACGGCGACACCAACGGTAGAGACCCCTTTCTCCCAGCTTGTGCCCATACGGTCGATCCGAGACCGGCAAACACACCGAGTCCAACGCTGAGCGATGGTGCTAACGTGGCGGTGAGCTTCATAATAGGTACGGACGGTCGAGTATATAGCGTGTTCACGTTAAACGACGCCGACAACAGCCCTAATGCCCAAATCGTGATTAGAACGGTGGAAAGATGGAGATTTCATCCCGGCACATGCAACGAAGTGCCCGTTGATTCAGAGGGTTTGGTGCTGTTTAAGCGGTAACCTAATTGTCAAAGTAGAAGTCCCACCCAGTCAGAGCGCCTTTTATGTCTTCGTCATACTGATCGTCGTAGGGCATCCTGACGTGCCTTTTGGGGTTTTCCAGCAGATCGGCTTTAAGGGCAGCTTCATACTTACGCCAAGCAGTATTGCAAGCGATCAAGTATTTGCCGCTCGCTGTCTCAAGGCTTTTCCAGAATTCTTCATCCAGATGTTGCTGCTTCCTACCCTCAGGTTCTACGGGATTGACCACGGCAAGAGCGGTGGATGGGGTTTGTGCTTTTTTCTTCGCCATGCTACTGTTTAATACCCAAACCGCAGTATTTATAGTACATGAATAACAATTTTAAGGGCTCTCCCTTCTGGCAAGAAGTTCGCACTGGTCTCTTTGTGATACGCGATTACGAGTGGCGTAAAGCACTCCTGACACTCCCCGAAATGCTCGATACGGAGTTGGTCGTCAGGGGACTTCAGACCAATCAGCAGATACTTAGTTCGGGCTTTACTGGACATGCAATTATCCGTGGCCTTCCCGTCGATACCACCCCCAACGCCGATATTCTCGCCGCCGCATTGATGCCTGACGGCTACTACAATCAAGAAGCGTTGTTCCTCCAATGGATGTACCACTACTACATTCTCGAAGGCGTGGGCGATGGCTTCCGCGAGACCCCGCTCGCACAGTGGTCAAAAGGGATGCTCCAAATGATCGAACAAACGCTACATTTCATGGTGTTTGTTTCGGCGGTGATGTGCTTGCTTGAGGATGGTGTAATCAAGGGAGCCCCGACCAAAGATGGTATGGCCGCTCTTTTGCCGATGGTGCAGTTAAAGATCGAAAAAATCACAGAGACTCTTTTATCTAAGACCGCCGACTACGGCGAAAGCTTCCGCCGCCACGGGCTACAGGGCACCGTTCCTCGCATCTGGGATAAAATGGCCCGCTACGCCCAACTGAGTGCTCTAGGCAGAACGGCAAACTACGAACCGAAGGCGGATGCGATCAAGGATTTGCTGGGCTATTGTGTAATTGCATGGAGCCTCGTTTTGGAAGTTTCTCTTCCCGAAGATTTGCCAGTGGCTCCTACTACTGGTACAATACAAGCATGAGAAAACTCACAAAGAAACGAGACACATTGCTTCGCCAAGCCGCAGCCGCACTTCGCAAATCCCTCGATCCCGATCTCAAGATCGTTGCCAAACACCTGAAAGGCGGGCTTGAAGCCGTCAACTATCTTTTCGAGGCGACCGACGCCGCCCGCAAGAAGGTCCCCACACAATTCGAGATCGAACCCATCACCATTACCAGCACCAACAAGAAAACAACGGGCGACCTTTTGGCCGCAAGGTGGTTGATCGCTATTGTTTCGGAGCACGCCAGATATGTCATCGAAAATCAAGCTGCCATCTGAGGAATTTCTCCCACCAGTCACGAAGTACTGCGATACAGTGGGACATCTCATGTCGGAACTCAGGAGTAGGTTCCCGCTTGATGAACACCACGAGTCGGGCTTGGCTCGGTCGCTCGGTGTTTTCTTGGGGTATTGCTATGGAAAAGTGGTAGCGGACCTAGAAGCCATCAAACCCTCCCCTGTTTTGACTCGCGAAGAGTGGGATGTAGCCTCGGAGGAAATAAAACGAGTACATCTGCGCTGGCAATCGAATTTGAAATACATTAAGCAGAGGAACCGCCACTACGTTGAGATGGTCGGTTATCGGGGACTATCGAATGACAATGCCGAACTGGAGACGTAAGTACAGGATGGGGCTGGTGCTCCATGATGGCTACTTCTGCTACGGCTGGAAACACGGTTGGATTCCGTGGGCACCCGAGTGGTTTAAGCACGCCGTCGTTCACGTGTGGAATTCCATCTACTGCATGAGGCAGGGGCACGATACCACGCTGGTTGATCTGTACAAGGCGCTTCTAGCAGAAGGCGAAGACCCCGAACCGCCCAACTGCTCTCGTTGTCTCACCGAACTCCCCGTTGACGGAAAGTACGTTACCCCTGTGAAGGAGCCTTGGTGGAAGAAACCGCCGACGAAGGAAGAGATTGCCGAGTGGAAAGAACTAGCTGAACAGCCCGATCCCCCAGAAGACTTTCCTGATCCCAGTTAACCTCTAACCAAAAATTTCCGATTAGGTCACGAACGGTCACGTCTAGAGCCCGAGCGTCCGCCTCTGTCCGCTGCGTACGAGATTCAGGATCGTAACTTCTGGCCGTGGGTGGATGAAAACATTATAGGTGTCAAAGGAAGGTTCGATATCTTGAATAACCGCCTTGAGGTTCTGGTAGTACGGGTGGTTTTGGCAATAGAGAAGACACTGAGCAATCGGTGAATCGCTGACAGCTACCTCGACACCATGTCGTTTAAGTCGCAACACCCGCTCATAGGTCTCTCCGACCATGAGAATCTGGTTGTCGAGAAGTTGTGGCGGGACCGTGTTGGGTACGCCGCCGTAGATGAGGTCGCGGCTCGGTTCGTATAGCAAATCTGCCCTAACCCCCGCTTTTTCAGCCTATACGCCAGATAGTAGCTAAAAGTGGTTTTACCCGCCCCGTCCGCCGCACAGGTTGAAAAGTACCATTCGCCGATCCCTCTAATTATTGATACTGGATTCTTAAGCAGGGGCACCCACTTTTATGGTCACTTTTACCCAAGGAATGACATTAGGGCCGAGCAATCTCAGCATCTTAGTACGGGATGCAACTGGGGCTCTAGTTGACCCCGTTCTCATCAACTATACCATCTTTCACGTTACCGACCAACTCCCGTTGAAAATTACGCAGGCGTATGAATGGGATTTGCACCAACCGCAAAATATGACGGGTGGACCTCCGTTGCCGAACGAAGACGTGCAGTTGGCTGGACCTCCTCAACAGGTTCCTACTCGTGTGTCGCAGGGGGCTTACTATGTAAACCAATTTATTCCGACCACGTGGAAGGGCGTCTACCGTTTGGTGTGGAACATTCAGATGTACTCTTCTGAATGTCCAGTGGACACCATAGTTGAGGTATTCGTAGTTCAAAGCATCGACCCGCTTAATCCGAGTTTTGAAGCACCCTCGGTGATCGTCGCCGTTCCAGACTCCATCGCCAATTCAGGGATGACCACTCCCGCCATGTTCGCCAAGGCTGTAATGTACGTTCGTGAGCTTCTGTCGGATACGAACCCCGACCGTAACTACCATTTCCGCCCACCGACACCGGGCCGCGTGGTCGCTGGGTATAACACTCGCGTAGGCTACATTTGGTTGGATGCGTCGATCCTGATGCATCTGGATATGAGTATCAGCATGTTGAATCTCTACAACCCAATGAATCTCTACAACTGGACGCTGGACACCATTCCGAGAGATTGGGGTCGCATTGCCGCACTCGGAGCAGCCGCGTTTTGCCTTAAGCAGGAAGGCAATCGCTGGGCAGCCGATCAATTCAGCTATTCGTTGAATGGTGTGAGCTTGGACATCAACAAGGCCGACTTGTATAGTGGCTTGGGCGAAACGTACATGCAGCAATTTAATACCATGGCACCGCTTGTGACGGCAAATCGTCCGATGAGTGTGGGATTAAGACAACAAAGATGGCTTTTGGGAGCTTTAATCCCTTTCCCGTTTATTTGGCCGCAACTTGTTCAGATGTTTCACATTATTCATCATTTGGTGCGATAACTTAGCGGCTTACATTTTCCGACTTCTTCAGTATTAGATAGAGAGGTCGAAATGTTCATCTACCTAATCGTCAACCACATCACAGGCAAATATTACGTCGGACAGCACAAGGGTGATGACCTACAGCATTACCTTCAACAGAAATTTTATGAGGCGGAACGCCACTTAAAAGGCCGATCTTACCTTTATCATTCCATCCGCAAGCATGGGCGAGAGGCTTTCACTATCCACGCCCTCCTATCCGACATTCAAACTCGACCCGAGCTTGACGCCTATGAACGAGACTTCATCGCCTTCCTCAGAAGTCAGGACTCAGAATATGGCTACAATATTTGCCGTGGTGGTGAAGGATTTACTGGACCGCACACAGAAGAGACAAAAAGGAAGAACACTGAAAACTCCTTAGCAACGTGGCAGGACCCAGTAATCCGAGCGCGAAGGGTGAAGAACCAAAAACAAGTGCGTGACGCTCGTGGCGGCTCTTTTCTTACAGCGGAATCGGTCACGAAAATCAAAGCCGCCCGTGCTGTTCAAGACGAAACTCCACGAATTGCGGGCTGTCAAAAGTACGCAGAGGAACACAAAGAGGAAATGTCCACACGCCTGTCCCACGAAGCCCACGTGCTGGGCGGCAAGGCTGGATCACGTGAAGCCAAACAACGAGCCGCTAGAATTAGTGTGCAGAATGGCAGCTACGCTAAGGCTCAACATCAGCGTTGGCACGTCAACCGTGGGCGAACGAACTCATTCTGCGCGTTTTGCCGCCCGTCAGCCGACTAGCGATTTATTACTTAGGGAAGGAAGGTATGAAACCCATTTGGTTCAAAAAAGAATGGATATGCCCAAAGTGCCGAGTCAAGGCTATATGGATTCACAATCATTGGGTGTGTGATTGTAAGGGACAAACATGGTAACTAATCTGTTGGTGATGAATTCGAGCTACGTCGGCAGCCGTGACCTCTGGTGGGTTGAGGACCCAGAAGCAAAGAAAGGTTACAATGTCTACCGAGCTTTTGACCATCCAAGCAACTGGCATAAAATCAACCCCTATCCATGGGTGGGGCACTTCTATCGAGATCAGTCGGCTCTCGAAGATGTTCTTTACACCGTAGAAGATAAAGACTGGCTCGAACGCGGTAACGGTCTTGGTCGCTGGGGCTTCCGCATTCCAGACTTCCCGTACTCCGATGTGGTGCAGGGCCGCCCCGTGCTGGCGAACAGCCCATACGGTGTTAACGGCTCCATCATCGTCACCGTCATTTTAGACGGACAACCTTTCTTACCCATCAAGGTCTCGGGGCTCGACAAGAGCATCTGGCTGCAAATGGACAACACTGTGCCTCTGGGCGGTGCCGTGAGTGCCTACCCCATAAAATCAAACGGAACGGTGTGGCAAGCCGACTATTCCGGCGTGCAGAAATTCCAAGTCCAGTACAAGAAGCTCCACAACTTTGTCGAGATTTACGAGTCGATGGTCAGAACCTTCTATACGGTCGTGCCCGTGGGAACGGATGGTGAACTCCACAAGCCGGGAGCGAAAGACACGATGATCGTCAACACGATGGAGGTTGATAAGATCACATGGGAATATCAGGAGATGATCCGCCGCAACCAGTGGATTTTTGAGGAAGTGGGCGAGCCCGCGTACCTGATGTTCAAGAAGACTCGCGGGAAACTTTGCGGTTGCTCCGATACGGGGCTGGGCCAAGCTCGCAGTACATGTCCCTCCTGCTTTGGCGTTGGTATCGTGGGCGGCTATTACGGTCCATACGATTTCATTTTTGTTGACCCCGACACTGCCTTGAGCGTGGAACTTAACGAAGGCGGCAGGAAAGTGACTCGTGGTTCTCAAAGTTACCTCGGTCCTACGCCCATCATTCAGGCTGGCGACTTGATTATTCGCCGTAACGCCGAGCGTCTAGTGATAGGGCCAGTGGTCTATAAGCAACCTCGCGGTGTCCTTCTTCAGCAGGATTTCACCGCAACCTTGATAGATGAGGGGGATACGCGGTACTTGATCCCGATCAATACAGGCTTGCCTACGATCCACAATCCAGTTGTTCGCCCCAATCCAAACGACGGCGAGTCGGGACCGTTTGTCGGAGGTAAGGGGCCTTCTGGCGGACCAAATCCCACGGGCAGTGGGGAGCCCATTTTCGATCCCCGCACGGTTCCCGGCAAGGATTGGGAGAATCGAAACATACCAATCGGTCGTTCCGTTACTTTTGGCAAAATCCAAACGTAAACCAACTTTCGGAGACCTATTTAGAGGACGTATGCGCGTAGTCCAAGACGATTTATGGCTGTGTAGCGACTGCCTTTTTGCGGCGGTCAACGACGATTATAGCGGATTGGACTATTACTACAGTCCTGAAGACGCTGAAAAAAGAATGCAGGAAATTCAGGCTGGGTTGCAGGAGTTAGGACCGAATCTCGTCTACAACGCCGATTCCGAGACGGGGGAAGGCGTAGATGAATTTTCTTCTCGCCGATGCGATTGCTGCGGATCGAATTTGGCTGGGAGTAGGGAAAGATTTGCTATTCTCGGCCCCGACGAAGACTTTGAGGTAGGCGAGCAAGAAGCTCCCGTACCGACTCACACCGAACCAAAGGCAGGTAACACTATGGATGCACAGACACTAGCAAGCGCGGTCAGCAAGACCGCTCGTATTCTGACTGAAGAAGACCTGCCAAACGGGAATCCCGAACTTCAGAAGATGGTCGGCGATCCCGACGACTTCCGCACTTCCACTTTTGCCCAGTTCGCTCCGAATCCGGGCAACCTCCTCCTACCCAATCCCCTATCGCCAGTTGAAGGCGACGAGGTTTTCTTCGCCTACATGATGCCGGGCGCGATCTTCCAAGCGCACGATGGCAGCCAATGGTGGATTCTGGGCTACGACTACCGTGGTCAGGTTGAGATCGAGAATCGCTGGTATCCGCGTATTCATGCTCAGGTGAGCGTTTATGACGTTCGTCGTTCCATCGACCAGTGGGTCGAGCCTATTCAGCAGACGGTTCCACCGCCTCCTCCGGGCGTCAACTACGACGCACAGCCAGTTGTCATTGTCGATAACGAGGACTTCGGTGCCGTGGACGATCTGGCTACAGGCCATCCGAATCGTGGCGGCTCGGGCGGTTGGTAAAACGGACTTTCTGTTGCAATAACAGAGGGTCAGATGGTCGTATATCGCAGAACCAATACGAAAAACGGTAAGGTCTACATTGGAAAGACTACGCGAACCGCAGAAGAGCGGTGGATTGACCTACTCGCCGAAGTAAAGCGAGGAAGCACCAACCCTGTCCATAATGCTATCCGCAAGTACGGCTCCGAGGTTTTTACGACCGAGATTCTGCACGTCGCGAAAACCTTCGAAGAACTGAATGCGATGGAAACCTTCTTCATCATTCTGCACCAATCTCACAAACCTGAAAACGGTTATAACCTAACTTTAGGTGGCGATGGTGCGGCACCGGGGGAATTGAATCCTATGTGGGGGAAGACGCACACGGATGAAGTGAAGGCTGTGCTGCGAGCACTTCGGTTAGGCACTATCAATAGCCCTGAGTCGAACGAAAAACGTCGTCAATCCGAATCAGGTGAGAAAAATCCCGCTTATGGGAAAGTCTACATGAACGACAGGGCGGTAGAGGGTCGTAGAAAAGGCGGGTTTTCTCACCTCGGCAAGAAACGTAGTGCCGCGACTCGGGCAAAAATGAGTCAGTCAGCGAAAGGTAAAAAGTTTAGTACGGAACACTGCTTACATATCAGTCAGGCGAAGTTCGGTCAGGGCCTCGGTCGAAAGCACACGCCTGAAGCAATTGAGTGTATGCGTGAAATTAAGCGCCAATGGTGGGCGCATCGAAAAGGGGGTATGGACTTAAGTCCTTTGTTATCATAGATTTAACGGGGGCCAATTTAGTTGCGTATCTGCAACGACTCATCCGTCCAATTGTTGAGAAGAACCCGAGGTTTCGCAATGCTCTGGGCAACGTGACTTTCCCCGCCAATAGCAATCCAACCACAGCCTTGCGTTGGAAAGACCTCCAAGTAATCGTCAAGAATGTTAGCGGGAGTGGCAATCGTTTATCCCCAGATTATTATATGTGTACCCAGCGCGGTCGAGCCATCCTTTGTAAGGTAGCCGACAAGGAAGGTCTTTTTGTCGAATGGACAAAAGAGATTGACCCCACCCAAACAACTCCCGATGCGGGCGTCTACTACATGAACATTGACTACGTAAGCGAGGAGACACGCGACGTTGGTCTGACGGTTCAAAAGTACAAGTGGGTCGAAGGTAAGGGTCAAGCTGGAGGCGCGGTCGGCTCCGTTGTCACATTTCGTCCTAACATCATTGACCCGAGTACGGGTAAACCCGTAGACCTGAACACGCTGATAGCGACAGACCCATCAGTGGGCACTCCCGTGGTCTTTAACGCCATGAACTCATCGTTTGGCGGTACGATGAGCCTCGTCACCCCGTGTGCTAAACTTTGGCTCACTTTTTCGAATGGCACCGCACTCGTTCCCAACACCGATTATTGGTATGAGCGGTCAGTCACCGAACTGATTTGCCAATCCACTGTTGGCGGGGCAGAGGTTCTTGGTATCTCGGGTGCGTATGTGACTGCTACTTTCACCGACCAGAATGGTTACCAGCTTCGCCCAGAAATCGATTATCGTTTTTATGGCAGTCCCCAGTTTATCCAGCTTTCCACTCAGTCGCCGCCGGGGAGCACCATCACAGTAAACATGTTAGCGAAACTCAATCCGTACACGACATCGCCGACCAACCCAGAGAACGTCATCAACATCGGGATGTTGCCGAGCCAGAGTTTGGCAACGAATCAAGTATTCATCCACACAACGTCGGGCGACTACACCAACCCTACCGTGAACTCCGATGGTACGATCACGCTCCCAGTCCTACTTCAGCCCGGGGAGTGGTATCGATACGACATTCGCATCAACGCAGGCCAATTCAAAGCTATCGCCAAGAAGTGGGAAATCAACAGTTTAGTGATCGTTGACCCCGCCACGATTGAATGGGCGAAGCCCGATCCGAATCAACAAGGCAAATGGGAGCCCGTATCCGCAGCTTGGGTAGCGTCCGCTGATCCGAGCCAACTGGTGGGGGTCGTTCAGACCTCGGCTGGTAAGCCGCTGCTAGACCAGAGCGGTAATCGGAGCTATGTTTTTCCCGGATTGTGGTTGGCATTTGGTGACATAGTTGTCGTCGGCGATCAGGCGGCAATCATAATAAGTCCCTCACTTACAGAGACTTACCAAGTATACGGCTCGAAAGAGAACCTGACTTTCACGTTGGAAATCAAGTCCAATGATCTCCAGACCTCCTCCGATCTGACCGAGATGATTAAGCAACACCTCCTCATCACAAGTCGCAAGAACGTGGAGGCAGACGGATTGACGATTTTCGAGATGACTCACGATTTTATAGGTGAGTCTCGTGACCCATCGGGCACGGCGTCGAACTACATTTTCAACGTGACTGTGACAGCTTCCGCAGACTGGAAGCTGTACAAGCCACTAGTGACGCGGCTGGTCAGTTTCGAAATTACCAATAGACCTGTGACAGGCAACTTCGCGGGAAACCTTCAAGCTACATCAAGAATGGCGGTATACGGCACGACGATGTTTATTCCAGCGTACAGCTAGTTGCGGATAACGGTGAATGACATTTAGGACTTTAGAAGCCACAATCAGAGACGTTTTCTGGGGGTTTTCAATGACTTATGAATTCAAATGCCATGACTGTAACCTTGTTCTGGAGCATCTTTGCCCGATAGGGGAGCAGCCGAGCTACAAGAAATGTCCGAAGTGTGGCAAGCGGTGCGAGCAAACAATTTTCGCGCCAGCGGTTCAAACTGGCGGAATGAGCAACTCTTCTCTGGATGTCGCAATTGGGCGTGATGCCGAGAAACGGTGGGATCGCATCCACAAGCGACAAGAAGTTCGCGACAAGGTTCGCAAGGAAAGCGGTAAACCCGCACTGACGAAAGTTGGACAGGACGAGTACAAAGCTCACAATAGGCCACTCGATTTTGTTCCGACAAATGGAAAGTAAGGGCTGAAAATCTTAGATTTACGAGAGAAATCGACTTCCAGTTTCCTAGATTGAAGTCAATTTTAAGAGGGAAAACCCATGGCACTGTTCACATCCTACGCACCACCGGGCGTCTACACGCAAGTAATTCTGCAAACCAACTCGGCCCCCACGCTGGGGACTGCCCGTATTCCCGTAATCATCGGTGAAGGTCAACAGTTTTTCAGTAACAACAACGTTGAGTTGTTCCGTGGTTCCTCCTCAGTTCAGGATGACCAGTCGGTCAGTGAAAACATCTCGAACCAAGTCACAGGGTTGACTCGCACTTTCAACACGAGCTTCTATCCAGTCACAGACGGTACTGGCAAGGGCGTGATCTCAAACAACCCCACTGACGTTCAAGTCGAATCGATTGACCAGAGTGGCAACGTTGTTCCCGTAACAGTGATCTCACTGAACGGTGCAACGGGCGTATTCACAACGCAACTCATCATCCCCACGGGCTTCGAGCTTCTCATCACCTACTTCTTCAAGCGCGGTGACACGTTCATCGGCATCGGTGGTGTGACTCCGTACAACGTCCCAGAAAACCTTCTGTCACAGATTCCGAGCACGGCATCCCTGACAGTGGACGACAGCGGCGGCTCACCTCCGGGAACTCAGTCGGTTGTGTTGGGTCTCTCGACTCCCGGTCAGACGGGTAATCTCGTCACCCTCCAGTTCGTTGCAGGTGCAGCGGTTCCAGATGCTCAGGCGGTTGGCGGTGCAGGCACAGACGCCATCTCGATCAACATCACAGGTCCGAGCGCAACACGTACCCTCGCTGATCTCGTCAGCCTCGTCAACGCTGGTATTCCAACGCTCGACGGCGGATACCTGACGGTCACAACGACCACGGGCGCACTCAATGCTCCCCTGACGGTAAGCTCTGGTGCACAGCCTTTCACGGGCGGCAGCGGCGGCAACAGTAACACGGTATTCAAAGTCGCCCACACCCCAATCGTAGACGGCACCAACGGTGGTGTGGTCACGACTGACGTGACGAAGGTGATCGTTCAGGTGAACGGCAACCCAGTCACAGTCGCATCGTTGAACGGTGCGGCAGGAACCTTCACGTTGGCTTCGCCTGTTTCCGCGCCAGTCGCGTTGGGCGGAACTACAACGTCCTTCACGATTCAATACTACTTCAACTCGTGGCAGAATACGTATGACTTGCTTCCCGGTCAGAACATTGCTTCGATCACTCAGGTCGGTCTCGGCCCTAATCGTGCAGACTTTGTTCAAGGAACGGATTACGTCCTCGGCAGCATCACTGCTCCCGATGGTTCCACAGTCCAGACCATCAATTGGGGTGCTTCGGTATCCTCAGCAATCGGACAGTCGGCTGCTGGTGAACTCGCCAACTTCACTCCCGCTGAAGTCACTACCGCACTAAGGGACGACCAAGTTTACCTCCAACCACTGACTGGCGCTGTAAATGGCAAGAACGTGGTCTTCTCGCTCCCAGATGTGCCGACTGACGGAAGCGGTCTCTCTATTGCGACCGATAACCCCGCATTGGTTCAGGTCTACGTCGGCTCCGATCCTCTGTAAGCTTTCCTCAACGGCGCTGTACGTGTGGCTCAACTCTCTGGTGCAAACCAGCTTGTGACCCTGTACAACCCGCCAGCGTCGGGCAGCCTCGTGTACGCCTCGTACTATCGCAGCCAGTTGGCTGACCATCAGTACAGCATCACGGTCGTCAACCCGGGCTACGCAGGCAACGGCACATTCATCATCACCGATGAGCTTGGCCGCGTTGCCCCCCTCGTGGAATTCAACTTGGCTGCCAGCACCGTTGCTCAGAACGGGCCGTTCCAAGACACGGGTGTTGTTTACCCGAATGACTTCTCCGATGCACAGGCTCAGGCAGGCGCAGCGGTTGACGAAACAGTCACACTGACCTTCAACAACGACGGCAACACCACTATCGTCCTCGCCATCCAAGCAAGGCTGGCATTGACGTTCGGCGCTGGTACGCTGACGTTCCATGCGACGACTCCGGGCATCGGCGGCAACCTTGTCCAAATCGTGATTGACGCTACGGATTTGAACGCCGACCCAGTATCGATCAATGGTGACATCGTTACCATCTACTCAAGCTGGGCAGGAACGGCATTGTCCCTCGCTCAGATCGCAGCCTTGTTCCCATCTGGCGAAACGATTGATGGTGGGCAGATTCTCTGCACCGCGTCGGGTACGACTTCAGGCAACGCCGCGACAACGGGTGCCACGAACCTGTCTGGTGGTGCAAACGCAATTACCACCCCCGTCACGCACAGCTATACGGTCTCTTCGACCAACTCGAAGGGTTCGGGCTCGCTGAACAACATCGGCTACCTTGACCAGACTTACGAGGACCTTGCAACTGGGTTCCGTGTGACGATTGTCAATCCCACCGACCACGCGGACTACGGTGTGCCGAACATTCCATCGGCTTACAACTTCGAACCCGGCGACAAACTCATCTTCAACGTGTACGCCGATGCAACGGGTGCCAACGCAGCCGTCCGCAATGCGGGCACGCCGGGTATCGCTCCCGCACAGGCGAACAACCTGATCGCAATTCAAGGTCTCGACACCACGGTCATCTCGAACTTCGGTTCGACCGCTGGCGACTCCGTGATTGTCAGCACATTCAACAAGTCGGGCAACAACCCCAACATCGGCGAGTTCTACTATGTGTCGTTCACAACCGCAAAACAGGCGGCTGATTACGCGATCCATCTTTACACCGATCCAAAGGTTGCTTACGCGAACTATGGTCAGCCGAGCACAGTCAACCGCGTCTCTCTCGCCATCCAGTTGATGGCCGCTAACGGCGTGCAGACCTTCGGCGTCATCCAAGTCCCAGTGGTCCCGGGCACCAATCAGGGAACCTCGCAAGACTTCATGAACGCAATCCAAACTCTCACCATAGCCCTGCCCGGTTACACTACAAAGGCAAACATCATTTGCCCTCTGAGCACCGATCCTACAGTGCACCAGTTCTTGAGCCGTCAGTTGACGACTCAGGCGAACGTTCGTCAGAAGGGCGAGGCTATCGGCTTCGTCGGCTACGATCAGTTCCAGACACCCGCCACGATGCGTGCAAACGCTCGTGGTTTGGCAAACAAGCGCATGATTGCAATCGGTGCCCCAGTCGCAGGTATCCTCATCACTGACCCGAACACGGGTGTGGCGGTGGAATACGCGGTAAGCGGCGAATTCATGGCAGCCGCCATGATGGGCTTGAACGCAAACCCCTCGAACGACGTGGCTCAGTCTCTCACGTTCCAGAACTTGGTGGGCTTCAGCCGCTTGCTTGTGACCTACGACGACCCGACAATGGACTCGATGGCTGCGGATGGTCTGACCGACCTGTTGAACAACAACGGCGCTCTGCTCATCCGCCACTACAAGACCACTGACCCATCGAACCCGCTCACCAGCGAGCCGACAGTTACCACGATTACGGATTACGTTTCGCAGATATTCCGTACAGACCTCAACCAATTCATCGGTCGCAAGCTGCTCGACTCGCTTGTTACCGACATTCAGGTGGTCTGCAACGCCCGCCTGTCGTCCTTGGTGAACCAGCAGATCATCAGCGGTTATCAGAACTTGTCGGTTGTGCAAGACTCGACCGATCCGACACAGGCCGACGTTACCGTCACCTTCAAGCCGATGTTCTGCTTGTTGTATGTACAGGTCACATTCATCGTCCAGACGCAATTGAGCTAAACCGAGGGGTTAAGGAATGCTGATAACACCACAGGTAACGCAGGCGAACGGGATCATTAAGTTGAAGCTTGTTGCCACGTTCGTCGGTGACCTGACTGATGCGAGCGACAAGGCGAATATCGCGGCTTTTGGCGATCCGCAAGTCAACATGGCGGGGTCGTTTCAAGACCCGCTCAATCCTGCCTTCACGTTTTTGTTTCCCGCCACTGATGTAATAGTGGGAATCACGACGCAGATGAGCACGAAGACGACACGTTTCATGCTGGCTTTGCCGAATGGACAGAATCCAAACCAGCCCGCCCCGATTCAGGGTGAGTTGGATTGCATCACGACGAACCCGAGTGAGGCGTGCGAGGCGTATTACACGGTCATGTGCCAGCGCATCACACAATCAATGTTGATCCTCCGACAGAAAATGTTGGTGCCACAGCTTCAAAACCAGACGATTTAAGAGGAACGATGAGCAAGTTGATGGAGCAACGCAAAGCGGCACGAACAAAGAAGTCAACGGTTCTTTTGTCCATCGATACGGCTAAGGATGCAGTCAATATCGGTAAGTCGCTGTTGAACGCAACCCAAGCTGAGGGTCAAAATGATCCGCAACTGGAACAAGCTGTAAGGCACTTGGAAGGGCTGTTAGCTAGTCAGCCAGATCAAATGCAGTCAGAAGGGGCAGTGAACGTCGAAGATTATTTCGACGATACTATTTTGCCTGAAGTAGCACGTCAAGCCAAAAACGAGGTAGATATGATCGCACAAAAACGCAGGGAAGCACGTCCCGCACAAGGAACTCAGCAACAGCCAGCTTTGGCATCGGATGAGAAATCCGCAGCCACGGGCACCGATGCTTTCGTGACCGACCGCGACGAATCGGGTAACCCCAAGACCCCCGAAAAGGCCGAAGTTCCCCGTCTCGCAGCCAAGAAGAAAGAAGCACAGCCCGAAGCTGTGCCCCCAGTCCCTCCCGTCGCAGCCCCAGCCGTTGGTGGGGGTGGTGGTTCGCTCGACGCCCTCTTCGCCAAGCTGCCGTCTGACTTCCTCGCCGATCTGGTGAAGAAGCTGACCAGCCTCGAAGGTTTTGAACAGGACAAGGACGTACAGGCAGCCGTTGAGAATTTGGCTGGAAAACTCCAGCAACGTCCTGTTGAAGCGGCTCCCGTTCCCGGTGCTCCTGCCGCTGCTCCGACCGCCTCCGTAAAGAAGGGCGGCGACTTTGGCGGTAAGCAAGCTCCTCCGTTCGGTAAGAAAGACGATGACAAAAAGGACGACAAGAAAGCATCCGTTGCCCGTCTTGGTTTGAATTTTGTCGCAGCCGAAAAGGTTGCCGTAGCCCCTCCGGGTCGCGAAGATCAGGTGAAGGCACTCAAGAAAGAAGACGTAGATAACCCCTACGCCGTGGCATGGGCCAGCTACAACAAAGGCGACAAGCAGGGCGCTCTTCGGGCCGCTCATGCGGTGATCGCGAAGTTCGCTGCCGCTGGTTTCTTCACGTGGGATCAGGCAACTGGCGACGTAACTGAGTCTGGCGGACGCACTCCAGAAGTTCAAGAAGCACACAGCAAGATTGATGAAGCTCCCGCCCATCTGGAACGTCCTGATACGACGCTCCCGATCAAATTAGCAGGCGAGATGACGGCTCAAAAAGCTGTAAAGGAGGCGGAAAGGCTAGGCAACGAGCTTAAAAAGACCTACCTTGACGCCAAATCAATCTGTACGGTGAACGATAGCCGTCCAGTACGTGAGTTTGTAGAGAGTATCTTCCGTGCGGGCGACATGGCTGATGAGGCGGTTAAGACCCTCAACAAGCAAGTCATGCAGGAAGAATCCGAAGAAGCGGCTGCAAAAGTCCGTGAGAAGAGCAATAAGAAGTCCGCTCTCAACGATTTAACGTTGGCAGCTTCGGCTGAGTAAAGATTGCGAGCATCCAGAAATCCCCCAAACCGGGCAACCGCAGAGGGGTCAGTACGGGATGAGCGGCAAATTGAATAGCCGCTTGTAAGCACCGAGGTGAATGCTCGGCTCGCAAAGATTCGGGGAACGAAAAACGCCGGGTCATCGTGTGGTGAATTTCACTGCCTTAGGTCCGTTAAGGTTACGAGCGATGAATTGGAACGAAGGTAGTAACGTTCCCCGAGTAGTAATTTCAGTTTTCTGGATTTCGCAACTGTAGTGTAGAAACCCCTTTTATAGGTGGGAGGCAAACATGTCCGAAGGTGGATACGTATATCGACAGGGTACATCACCCAACACTGAGACTGTAATCTCGTCTCGGTTCAAAATCTTTACAGATGCCGTTGATGTCGGCAAGTTCGTAAAGCTGGGCGTAACCTCGTCCTTCACTTACTCAGAATCGAAGACTGTCGATGCGGTTCGCGGCCTCGGCTACGGCGATCAGGTTGCGGAACTCGTTCCCGGCGTGACTCAGCCGCTCAGCATTTCGATCACCCGTACTTGTCTGTATCTGGCGAACCTCATGCAGGTTGTCGGCTACAAGGCAGGCGTGAGCGGTGCAGTCCGCTCTCTCAAGCACCACCGCTGGCCGTTCGACATCAAGCAGGAGATTGTATTCTCCCAGCTTGCTACCGAAGACCCGAACGTTGGTCAGGCAACTCTGGCTGACATCCCGAATGAAGGTGGTCTGAACAACCTTGGCAACCCCGGGCTGCTCGCAATCGCGACAGTGTACGAGGGCTGCTGGATGGAGTCTTACAACACGGCGTTCACGGTTGACACCGCCGCCGTCACCGAAGATTGCACCATCACTGTCACCGACATTTTCGATGTCGCTGGCTCTGTCTACGGCGAGTTCCTTGACGCAGGTCTCAACACTGGGGATGCCACTGGACGTTCACTCCTCTACAGCACCTAACGAAACTAGGCTGAGGCGGGTACTGGTTATCCGCCTCTTCCTCTTGAGGACCGTGAATGACGCCTAGAAACCCACTCCTACAAAAAAGAGCACTCGACGAAACCATGGTCATGTGGAACGACCCTGATTACGCCGAAAATCAACACCACTCCGATCCCAGCTACACCACTCAAAACGGCAAGGATTACGCGGGACGCGGCACCACTGAGAATGAAGAGGGTGCGCTTAAAGATGGCATCCCCGCAGGTCTCCTGTCGGTTGAACTCGGCAAAGAAGCCGCAGGCAGTACGGACCCCGTTGACTTGTTAAGGCGAGCGGCGGATACCCTGCAAGGATATTGCGCCGAGGTCAATGGCGACATGAACGATAGCTTGGCGACGGAGATAGAGGAGTATCTCGCCCAACAGTCTCAACCCAAGCAAGCCGATACGGGCAACCCTCACGTCACTACGATGCCAAGTGCGCCAGCCCCAGTCGATCCCGATAACGCAACGTTCTTTAAGGAAAGTGAACCGAGTTCGCCGTTCACTGACGCTGAAGAAAAAATTAACGCCGCAGCCGCAGGTAGTGGTTTCCACTATGTGGGTCGCGTTACAGACGGGACTACACTGTGGTACAGGGGGAAAGACGAACGTTTGTCGTTTGACCCTAAGACTGGAAACGTCACGCACCTGAGGGACGGGAAAGTTGTATCGGAATGCCCCATTAACCAACTCGGACGTATTAAGTCTGCCGCCGATAGCTTTCATGCGGCCCTGAAGAAGGGACTTAAGCAGGGCGCAATCCGCCCATCTCCCCACACTGTGTTTGAAAACAAAGTTGACAATGCCACGGGGAAACAGCCCATCGCACCCACGGAACCTTCCGATGATGAGGTGATGAAAGCTCAAAAAACCCTCGAAAACGCTGGGGTTGGCGATCAAATTGGTGTCAACGCTTCGAAGACCGTCGAGGTTAAGGAGCTTGGAACCAAGATGAGCGGCTTCACTGGCGGCGGGCCGTTTAGCTGCATGGATTGCGTGCATCGTACTCCGCACTCTAAGAACGCCAAGGGCGAAGAAGTTGATTCGTGCAAGCATCCCGATGTGATGGCCGATCCCGAGCTTGCAGATCGCAAACTCCCTGACGGAACTATCGAAGTTGACGCTGATGATTGCTGCCGTTTTGTAAGGCCGACGAAGAAAGAATCCGAGAAGGAAGCGGCGGTCACCAAGACCTACGGCACTGGCACACCTCCGGGCGGAACGCCCAATGATCCGAGTATCGACGATGAAGACGCGGACGAAGGGAAGACCTCTAGCCAAAAGCGAGCGGATGTTGATATTCACGAAACGCCGAAGTTCCTCCCGCCTCGCGATGACATTCGTCGGCACCTCGACAAGGATGTGCAGGATGAAATCACCGATGAGGTGATGGAAGGCGTGAAAGACGCATCGGAAGAGGGCGAATACTACTTGGATAAAGTTCGTGACATGAAGAACGAGGCCAAGGAAGCGTTCATGCAGGATGGTTCCATGCAACAAGAGGCTCAGGATGCGGGTATGAGCATGGAAGACCTGTGGAAAGAAATCGGTGGGGAGTTCACCGAGAACTACTATATTTCGGCCTACTCCAAGCAGGGGTCGATTGCGGTTGAAGAGGGGTTTAAGTGCCCTAACTGCAAGAGCCTGAAGGGGAAACCAGTCGAAGATGGTTTGGACGACACGGTAAGCTTGCGAGAGTGTTTAACTTGCGGGAGCTTTTACTAACTACAGCCCTCTTTAGATAGGGAACCCTATGCCTTTTACGAAGATAGCTAACGCTGCGTTACAAGAACCAGTCATCGCACCCGAGGACTGGATCAAGCTGCATGGAAAGCACGTGTTCGGGCAGAAGTCCGCCTCGGGCTCCGCAGCCGCCGCTACCTTCAGGAAGTCCGCTGACACCTCGAAATACCTCTTGTCCCACTGCACCATTATGGCAAGTGTGATGGTCGAGGCCGACCCTTACGATTACCTAATCAAGCCAGAATGCAGTCACCTCGTCAACAACAACGATGACGCATGGACGAACGAAGTTCTGAAGCTCAGCCACAGCAGCTTTGTTGGTGCTTTCAACTTCGTGGAACATTTCCAGAATTCCAAGTATGCGAAGGGTCACATTCTCGACGCCATTCTTCGCAAGATCAAGTTGAACGGCGATGGCTCTGTGTGGGTCTATTTCTGCGATATCCTTGTCGCCACGGACCTCGGACACGAGAAGCTGATTGACGACATCCGCAGCGAAAAGGTCAAGTACCTGAGTATGGGCTGCGTGACCGACCTCGTAATTTGCAGCTATTGCGGTGCTCGCGTCACCGATCAAAATACCTACTGCAACCATCTGTCGTATCAAAAGGGCATGTTCCTGACCGACGACGATGGCATTGCACGTCGTGTCGCCGAGCTTTGTGGGCACAAGACAATGGAAAACGGCGGCGTGAAGTTTGTGGAAGCTTCGTGGGTTGCTACACCAGCATTCCCCGGGGCTGCAAAACGTAACACGGTCTCCGAAGAGTGGGAAGGACCCCGCACCAAGTACACCAAATCGTCCACCGCTGGGAAGATGGCAAAAATTGCCAGTGTGAATGATGAATTCGAAACCCTTAATCTAGGTGATGCGTTAATGAACGCGAATTTGCACGGAAGGTTGACTCGGTAATGGCCGATCAGAAGACAACGCACTACAATGGCTACACTCTGAGTTACGCCAGTCAGCATGAGTCAGTGATTATTAAGTTGGACGGCAAGAAAGTTAAAACAGCACCAAACCTAGAAAAGGCGAAGGCGTGGGTGAATCAAGCGCCGGGAAGCTTTAGTAAGGGCGAGAAAAAGGCTGGTACGCTAATGGCAAAAGAAATAGTTCATTGCACAAAGTGCGGCAACATGATCGAGTCGCTCAAGCCTGAAAAATGTGAGCATTGTGGTGGCAAAGCAAAAGTTAAGAAGGGCTCTATGAAATCAAAACTAGCAGCAGCAAAAGCGGCACTTGACCGCAAGCAGGCCGATTTGGACGCTATTGACGACCAGATCATGGGTCTGGACTCTGGTATCCCAATGGATGCCCCATCTACCCCCGAATTTGACCTCCTCACTGCGAAGCGCGAAGAGCTTGAAGAAGAGATTCGCACGATGCGCGAAGGCGTTCAGTTTATCTCCGAGTGGGAAAAATTGAAGGGCGGACAGTGGTCGGAAGGTATCAAATCCCAGTTGGACGGCCTCGACTCAGAAATCGCCAATATAGCTGGCAGCGAGGGTGCCGTTGAGTCGGGTATGGATATGGGAGCCCCGATGGGCGATCCCCTAGCCGCCCCGCCAGTTCCCGAAGCCCCAGTAGCACCAATGGGAGACGTGGCCCCTGAAGCCGCCCCAGCACCAGAAGTGGCACCCGATGCCGCCGCACCAGAAACACCCGCACCTGCCTTGGAACCTCCGATGGCGAGCGCAAAATCCGCAGTAAATAAGAAAAATAACTATCAAACCTCTCAAAAGAGGGGCAATATTGCCTCTCCCCAGATGAAAAAGGAAGGCTCCAACATGGCAAATCCTACAGCTACCAAGCCCTCGAACTTGAAAGAGAAGCTTGCTGAACTGAAAACGAAGCGCGAGACGATCAAGAGGGAAGCACAGGTTCGCACCGCTGCGGCGTATACAATCGCCAACACGATGCTGCCGGGTGCCCCCGTCGAAAAGCGTCAGGCATTCGCCTCTTCGCTACTCCAAGGTAACGACACCAAAGCCCTCGTTGCTGCCCTCCGTCAAACCGCGATCAACGCCCACTACTCCAAGGTCGCCGAACAATTCAAGGAAGTCCACAAAGTCGAACTCAATGATCTCCTCGAAGACCCGTCCGTTCTGAAGTCCGAGCGTTCGGCTGTCGAAAAGGAAATCAAGGGTGACGCGAAGTCGGCTACCTCGAAGAAGGCCGATGACCGCAAGGACGCAGGTCCGCAGACCGAGACGTACAACGACGGTCGTGGTTGCGGCGGCGGGACTCACTCTGAGCCGAAGGAAATGGAAGCCTCGAAAGCTGGCGACCGTCCCGACGCTGGCGAGAAGCCCGGTCAGACCGTGAACCTCAGCGACGGCAAATCTGCCGCCGCAAAGAAGTCAACATGCAAGGACGGCGAGAAATGCGCGGGTTGCGAGAACTGCAAGTCCGCCGCCAAGAAAGCCGCCGAGAAGAAATGCGACAAGTGCAAGGGTGAATGTAAGTGCGCTTCCAAGGTCGTTGCCAAGGCAAAGAAGGCCGACGAGCCGCCGATGGACGCCCCCGCACCAGATGCAGGCGCACCGCCGATGGAAGACGAAATGGGCGATGCAGGTGCTCCGTTGGATGAAGTTCCTCCGATGGACGGTATGGAAGGTGAAGCTCCAGTCGATGACGCTGGCGCGATCCTTACCGACGAGAAGAAGATGGTCGTTCAGGAGGAAATCGACACCGTTAAGGATGCCGTTCAAGCTCTTGAGCAGGAACTTCTTGAAGAGAACGAAGAAGAGATTCCGCTTGCTCTTGAAGAAGGCGAACCCTCCGAAGAAGAGCTTGACCTTTCGTCCGTGTTCGATCAGGGCGAGATGGAAGACAAAGCCGCTTCGCTTGCCAACGAAGGTGAAGATCACACCGCTGGCGACGACGGCGATGGTAACTTCTTCGCCCCAACATCTGCCGCAGGCATGGAATCAGTGCTTGACGACAGCGGTATGCAGGTAGCCAGTATCGAGAGCTATTTCGATATGCAGGGCTCCGATGCCGACCCACTGTACAGCTTGATCGCATCTGAAACCAAGGAAGCAGCATCCGTCGCTGGTTTTGACGTGCTTGAGTCCTTCACTGGTGAAGTGGCGAACAAGATGAAGCAGGACACCACTGGCGAAGCCCGCGACAACGAAGGCGACCACGACGAAGACCTCTTCGTCGAAGCAATGAAGGACATCAAGCCTGAGGAACAGGGTGCAAAGCGTACCCCGCAGGATGCACGTCCCGAGTTGCAGGCTCCGAAGTCCGCAGCCGCAAAGACCGCAGCCAAGGCTCCCACAGGCAGCATCAAGCGTGTCCGCCCTGTCGTAGCCTCACCGAAAGCCGTTGACATCGCTACCGCGTTGTTCGGCTCCGAAGAGTAATCACGAGCTAAACCGTAACACCCAACAGGGGTCGCCAAAAGCGGCCCCTTCATTTTTTGGGGGCGTAGATGGTACCCAGATAGCCGAGCAAAACCCATTTCATTTTCTTCTCGTCGTATTCGTCGGATCGGAGTTCCATCTTCGGACAAATCAAACCTATCGTGTGTGCAACCTTCATCTGCCCGCAATTGGCGCACCGTGGTTCAGTCATCTTCCCATTATATCACTACTACCCGAATCTTTTATATGACGCCTCCAGCCAAAATTCTAGCAGTGCAACTCTCTACTCCTGAGCTTAACGTACAGCCTACGGGCGGGGTGGAGCAAATTGGATACAGATGCATTTTGGCCGTTGGTTCCATTTTAGCTAAGGTCCAAACCACGGTCCTGTTTGGCAGTGATCTGTTTGGCATCGGACGGATGAGCAATTTCTCTGAGGAAACCATATTCCCACGTTTTGTGAATTCATTCAAGGACAAACCTTGGAAATGGGCGCAGTTGAATGCGATTCCCAACCCCCCTATTCCGTATCCCCAATATCTAGCCGCCCCGCAGCCTCCAGTAGCGACTGGAATCTGCACGGTGCTGAACGCGGGTTGGGATGCCATGTACGGATACTGGGTTGAATTCAAGGGGAATTACTTCCTGCATTTCCCGCTGTTCAAGGACTGGGCGAACATCGTCATTCGCGACGGCCCAGACTATAAGGGGTTCCAACGCTCTGCGTATTCGGGCTCGGGGTCGGGTTCATCAGGCAATCGCAATTGCTAAATCGGCGGTTCCATGTTGACCACTGCGTTGAGTAGGTCCTGAGATATTACGGTGTCTTTCTTTCGTTTCTTTTTAGGTACGAATGGCGTGTAGGGGACCCACAGACTACCAATTTTGACCTGCCATTGCCCATCCACTTGACGACGCTCTTGTCGAGGTTCCGCCCATTTTCGCTTGATCCAATTGCAGTTGGCGCACAGAAGTTGGTACTTTTTTGTAAACTCGGGGTCTGAAAGCATTTTGTGGTATTTCCATCCCCCCATCCTTCGGGGCAGCGGGTCACCATCGCTTTGAATTATCTGTAGACAACGAATATCGGTACAACCCCGGCTTTTGTTCTCATTGATCCATTGACAATCGGGGGACTGACACTGCCCGCCTAAGCGTCGTATCGCCTCTTCTCTATTCCCCGCACAACGGTATTCCATAAAGCCATGATACCACAAAAATCGCTAATGAACGAGTTTTCTTGATACCAAACCCTTATTACGAACGCACTTTTCTATAGTCCTTCGCCCCCAAAAGGCCGGATTGGAATTGGGCAATCTGTTTCAAATTTGCTTCACAATTCTGGAGAACTAAATGAGCGTAAAGCTTCATTATCTGGGTCAGAACGATTCCGTTAACTGCACCCCAGCTTTGTTCCTCACTGGCGATCCGGGAACTGACCAACAGACGTTAGCTGCTGGCGGGTATGTGGGCGGTGTGATTGTTGCCATCACTGGCGCGAGCACAAACGCAGCGTATCCAGTCCAGTCGGCGAACCAACCTGCTTTCGGCCTCATCGGTAATATCGTTCCGTGCGACACGGACGCTACGACCTATGGCTCGACGAATGGCGGCGTTCCCTTCGCGACACTACTCAATAACGGCGGCGAATTCGCTGGCGCTATTGGTCCTTCCGGTTCCAAGAAAGCCCCCGTTGTCCGTGCCATGTGGCAGGGAATGGTGGGTAACTCGGACGGGAAGTGCTACGACACGGCGGCAACATTCGTCCTCGGTGCATACCTGTACTGCGGCGGCTCAGCCCACACGAACGTCGGACAGTACACCGATGCGGCACACAGCAATGCGTCCGCGATCAAAGTCGGCATCTGCACCCACGTTCCCACCACGACCGAAGCTTGGCTCGGCGTAGCGTCGTTACTGTAAAGGAGAATGAACTAACATGGCAAATCTTTCTCGTACACAACAGCAGACGGCTATGCTTGGACAGTTGCTCAAGACCGCAGGTGGTCGTCAAAAATTAGCGGCGTCGTTGGGACCGTCCCTCCGTCGTCGTCGTGACTATATGAGCATTGCTCGTAAGGCTCTTATGGTCGAAACTCTTCCCGATGGCGCACTCCCCATCTACGACAAGGAATTCGATGTTAGCGCGATGACTGTGGGCTCGACCCCCGGCTCGTCTTTCGTTGAAGCCTTTGTGGTCGGTGAAGAAGGCGGCGACATTGTGCGTGTGACCAAGCCAAAGCGTGTCACGGTTCCGACGTTTGAAATCGTGTCCAACCCCATGATCCCGATCACCCAGATCAAGGAACGTCGTTTCGATCTCGTTGCTCGCTCACTCAACCTCGCAAAGGCTGAAGTAGGCGCGGCAGAAGATGGTTACGTGTTCAATCTGTTTGACGGTGTTGCGGCGGGCGCAGTCGGCCATGCACCAAACGATCCGGTTTACAACCCCGACATTCCAATCAACGCCCCCATCGACATCAACTCGCTGGCGGATGGATTTGGTCAGGTTGCACGCCACGATCTGTCGGTTGCTTTCATCTTCTTCAATCCTCGCGATTACACGGATTTGTTGAAGTGGACGCAGCAAAACATCGACCGTGAAACACAGCGCAAGCTGTTGAAGACGGGCGTCATGGGCTATCTCTGGGGCGCAACGCTCCTCCAGTCTCGTAAGGTCGGCTACGGCTGCATCTATATTCTGGCGGACGCTGAGTTCCTCGGCGTAATCCCAGAACGTATTCCGTTGACCGTGATGAGTGCCGACCGTCCTGATTTGAGGCAAATCGGATTCTCGATATTTGAGAATTTGGGCTTCCTCGTCTTCAATCCTTCAGGCGTTCAGCGGTTGACCGTTAACGGTCGCTTCAACGCGGCTGCCAACTTCGGCGAGAACTAACCTTCTCGTTGTTTTGGTACAACTTAGGGGCACGGGAAACCGTGCCCCTTTTTCTTTTTCCCCAATATCCTTCTCTCTTTTGGGTATTAAACAGCTAGGGGTAAAGAATGCAAAAAATTTATGTAGCCAAGTCCCCGATCAATTTTGTTCAATTTAGCTTCCGAGTTAACGCGGGGGATATTCTCGTTCACGATACCGTCAATCAAAAGCTGACCGTGTTTCGCAATGGACAGATCGTCAAGACCCTGAAGCAATCTTCGCTAGGCATGAGTGCTCTCCTCAAGGACCATGCCGAGGAGGTGGTCACTAAGCCGACGCCCCAACCGATTGATCCCGCAGAGTGCCAGCGAATGCTGAAGCTCTCGTTGCCAAAACTCAAGCCTGACCTACCAAAAACTCCATCAACACCGCAAAAACCGACACAGGAAGAGATTAAACAGAAGCGGAAGAAAGCCCAACCGACTGAAGTCTCTACCGATGACCCCGTGTTCCGCGAGCGGATGGGTCTCAAAGACGGTGAGGACCTCGAAGACCCGAAGGTGCGTAAGCGTCTCGGCCTCAAAGATAAGACGTTCTAAATGCCAAACCGTAATAAGCCTACCAGCCTACAGACTGAGCCCGCATACCCAGACCATGAAACAGTGTGCTTCTGTATGGGTGCCCCCGATTTAACCTGTCATTCCGCATCAAGTCGTTGCCTCATTGAGGAGCCGCACCTGATCGTGGGATGTGGAGAATTTGACCATGAATGAAGTTATTCATCTACCTAACCATTAGGTGGGGGCGTCTTGTGATTGTCTACCGCATAACCAACAAAATAAACGGCAAGGTTTATATCGGCAAGACCGTTAAGCCGCTTACCAGACGTTGGCAACACCACAAAAGAGATGCTCGTGGTGAGAGTCAAGTGTACTTTCATCGCGCTATCCGCAAACACGGTCCGGAATCTTTTATAGTTGAGCCTGTCTATGTAGCCAAAACTGAGAAAGAGTTGGCTGCGATGGAGACGTTCTTCATTGTCCTGCATCAGTCTTACAAACCAGAAAATGGCTACAACGGAACTCTTGGTGGGGATGGTATCGGACTTCTCACGGACGAAACCCGTCAACGGATGCGTGATGCTAAAACTCCAGAAATTAGGCGTCGTATGAGTGAGCGGATGATGGGTGTTCCTCTCTCCATAGAGCATTGTAGGCGCATCGGGGATTCGAAACGTGGTGAAAAAAACCCGCATTGGGGCAAACCACGTAGTGAAGAAACCCGTCGCAGGATTGGGAAGGCTCAATTAGGAAAGAAACTATCCCCCGAGCACCGCGAAAAAATAGGTAAAGCGCACCAAGGAAAGGCACTGTCAGAAGAACATCGTCTTGCCTTGAGTGAGGCCCATAAAGGGTTGGTGTTCTCCGATGAACACCGCAAAAATCTTAGTCAAGCTCTCTCGGGGGAGCGAAACGTTGGGTACGGCACGAAGTGGGTATCCAAAGATTCCGAAACAATCAGGATTCCTTCCCATCTTCTCGATTCTTATGTAGAACAGGGCTGGACGGCGGGAAGGGCGTCTTTGTTGGGCAAGAAACCACCTAAAGAACGGATTGAGAAGGTGTTGGCGTACTGGACTCCCGAACGTCGAGCACAGCGGTCGGAGGACTATACTATGCGACGGGAGAATCAAACACAATGTTCGTAACGATTCCCCTGTCAAAACTGCAACAAAAGTTCGGGGTAAAAACAGCCATCAGTCTTCCCGACTTGGTGCGTCAAACCAACAGTTTTTCTAAACGCTATAGGCCCGGGTGTACCCCGACTCTCCTTGATTCAAACCCCAAAGCCTTGTTTCTTCACTACAACGTGAAGTGCAACAAAGAAGATTCCGACCCGGCGGGACACGATGTGCGTGTTCAATTTGACACGACAAAGGTGCAGGAATCTAGCCAAGCGAAAGACCTCGACGTGCAAATTAGCTGCTCCTGCCCTGCGTTTTTGTATTGGGGTGCCCAGTGGAACCTCCACCAGCGAGATGGGCTGCTAGGGACGCCCAGACCGCAGCTACAGGCACCTACAGAGCGGCTTGACCTGCGGGGCAACTTCGTTATCTGCAAACACGTCCATTCGGTGTTCGAGCGCATCCTGCCGAGCGTGCAGCACAACATCGTGAAGATATTGCGTGAGCGGACGATGCAAGAGAAGAAGGACGAACTGGACAAGACGCCCGAGCGCCTCCAAGAGAAACAGGAGGAGATGAAGAAAAAGAAGGAACTGGAGAAGATCAGGAAGGTTAAGGACAAGGAGGTTCAGGACAAGCTGTACGAAGCCCTCCGCGAGCAAGAGGAAGCCCGCCTGATGCATGAAGAGGACTTGGAGGATCAGGTAGAGCCCGTGGTCGAGCGCGACAAGCCAGCGACCGCGCCTGCCGAGGAAAAGCCGAAGCCTGCTCCAGTGCCCGCACCAGCACCAAAGCCTGCCCCGAATGGAGAAGAAGAGGCGATTCAGAACCTTTATCAGAACGAGCAGGAGAGTATTGAAGAGAAGCACCGTAAGGGCGAGCCTCATTTGCATCAAGGGCTGCCATACGAAGAAACAGAGGCAAAACCCGTGAAGGAAAAGAAGTCACCTGAGTACATGGAAAAACTTCGAAAGGTCTGGAAGTACGTTAAGGACCGCGCAAAAGAACTGGCTCTAAGCGAAGAGGGAAAGTAATGTCTACGCCTTGGACTCGCGGCGATGTGCTCGATCTGCACATCTTCATCCTGCTGTTGATCTGGTTCACACTGGACCGAAGCAACATCTATTTCACAGATGTGATCGCATTTGCAAAGAGGCTGTTCAAGAGGAAGTAATGCAAATCGTAACGGCATTCACGAATGGGGCGTACCCGAACAGAGTTCAGCTTGTGGTATCGCCGCCGTTTGTCGGCCCGTTTACACAGCCCGGACCTCTTGGTGCGTTCAACCCCGTTCGTGATCTGAGCATTTACGCGGATGGGGCGCTTCAGACCATCTCATCCTTCAGTTTCGATACGAATAACAGTCGGTACCTGATCTACTTGATTCAAGCTATCGATCCTCAGAGTTTTGTTCAGGTCGTCCACCACGTGCCTAATCCCCCCTTCATGGACTTGGTAGCTGGCAGTATCCCCGACTCCTTTGTGCTACTAGAAGACGGCTCCATACTTCTTCTTGAGGATGGCGGGGTGGTTGAACTGGAATCGTCGGTCAGCGAATTGCCCAACGTGCCCGGATTTGCGCTGGTTGCTACCTTCATTCCAGCGGGAGACATCGTATCACCTGAAATGGCATTGACCCCCGTCCCGTCAACTGCCATCTTCGCTGGCGGTACAATAACGCCAAACGTCATTGACCTGTTGTGGCTGACGGCGGGTGTGGCACAAGTCATTATAACGGGCACTAATGGGCTCGATACGGGGTTCTTGGGACCTTCGGGCGTCTATTTTTTAGACCTCACGGGCTCTGGCTCTGGGTGGGGTGTAAGTTGGGGGAATTTTTGGGGAGGGGGAACGCAAGGACCGGGTACCATCATTCTGACGATGACGGGGTACGATGCCGTGGGAAACCCGATTTTGGTGGGCTCGCCGCCAATCCTTTTGACGGTTACCGCAACTATAACCATAACCACGTAGAGGGACTACAAATCCGTTATATAGGTGCCGATTAGAGCGGTTGGGAGAAAACAGATGGCTAACGAATTTTACACCTACCTGTGGGAGCATCATAATGCCTAATGGAAAAATCAGTCAGCTTGCCTCAGGCATCCCCGCCCAAGGTGGAGACCTGCTCCTCATAACACGCATTGGCTCGCCCAATCAAAGCCTTTCCGTGTCGGCGGCGAGTGTCGCGGCTCTGGGCGGTGGATCGTTCACCAATCTTGCGACTGGCACCAACACCGCAGCCACATTTACGATAGGCAACGGAGCATCACTCACGTTTTCGGGTATCACATCCCCAGTCATTACGCAATTAGCTACGGCGTCAGCTTACGCCATCCTCGGTGCATCAGCAGTCACGAACTCGGACGGTGCAAGCACCATAATCAGCGGCGGGAACATCGGCTCCTTCCCGACCAACACAATCACGCCGGGAAGCCCGCCATGGACTCTTTCGGGTGCAGCAGTGATTACGGCAGTTGCTCAAAACCAGACAGACTTGGCTACAGCAATCGCAACTTACCAAGCGATGGGGCCGGGAACCGCCCTTGGTGTGGCTCTCGACGGCCTAACCCTCACCCCCGGCGTTTACAGCGGCGGCACTTTCACCATCAGCGGCGGAACACTAACTCTCAACGGCGCGGGCGTTTACGTTTTCCTCGCCTCAACTACGATTGGCTTGACGAGTGCTTCAACAATCATTCTGGCAGGTGGTGCAACAGCCGCGAACGTTGTTTTCGTTTGTGGCAGTTCATTCACCGCAGCCGCCAACGCTGGCACCGTGTTCAACGGCAACATTCTCGCACATACCTCCATTACAGTTGATGGCGGTATTTACAACGGTCGGTTACTTGCCAATATCGGAGCAGTCACCATTTCTACCGCTACCACCATCGCTACACCAGTGGGCTCTTCTCTTGGCATAATCAATGCGAATGAAATTTTCGGCGTGGTTGTTAGCGGGATAGCCCCAACCGCAGGACAAGTTCTCACAGCAACAAGTGCCACAACAGCGAATTGGCAAACTCCCAGCGGGGGCGGCGGTTCGGGAACAGTGACCTCAGGCACCGTGGGACAAATCGCTATTTATGCAGCCAGCGGCACTACGGTTAGCGGCTTTTCCAATGGCGTGTTTTACCCCGAGACGTATGGCGCGGTTGGCAACGGTATCCACGATGACACTACAGCCATCCAAGCAGCAATCACAGCCGCTTCAGCGAGCGGTGGAACAGTTCAGTTTGGTGTCAAGACCTACCTTATCACTGCTACGCTTGTAATCACCTCCTCTAATGTCGGCATGGCGGGATTGACCGCAGGTACTCCCGTTGGGGGAGGCGCTAGTGGAACCATAATCACTTGCAACAGCGCAACTGTCGATATGGTAAATGTCGGCAACGGCGGCACACAGGTTCACAGCAATCTTCTAAAAGACTTCTGCCTTGCACGATCCGTCACTCCCACCACTGGAAACGGACTCATACTGAACAGCGTGATCGATGCCAAGCTGGAAAACCTCTGGGTCTTCGACAGCATCTTCTGCTTCTATCACCAGAATGCCCAGCTTTGCACGTACACTAATTGCTTAGCTGAATGGACGGCCCTCAGCAACGGCATCACGGGATACGGCTTTAAGATGGTGGGAACAAACACTACGGGGTTCTTCTCTACGCGAATGACGGACTGTATTGCCATCAACAAAGCGTCCTCAGGAACTTTCCATGGAATGCACGTAAGCACTTCGGGGGCTGGAGTATCCGATCTTTTCACCGAGGGTTTCGAGACGGCCTCATGCACGTATGGAGTGTACATCGACGGAGCTTCATCTAACTTCAACGAAGATATTCATTTCTTAAGAACCATCCACGACGCTTCAACTGTGAGTGCTTTTTATATCACAGGTTTGAACGGGCACGACGCTTACGTAGAAATAAACGGCGGGTACACAGCTAATCTTGGGTCGGCACCCGCTATCGACATCGAGAACAGTTCTGGAGTTGTAGTTAACAATGTCAATTTCATCGGGCTCAACGCCGGTACTGGTCCGTGCGTCCTAATAAATGGTTCTAGCTCAAAAGGTAATATCGTTCAGTCGAACGTGATGTACTGTAGCTCTACGTCGCAGACCGTGATTAGCCTTACGGGGAGTGCCGCGAATAACAACGTCAGCAGCAACATCATAGTTGGAGCCGTGCACAGCTTCGCCGTTGGTATCGGTCTGGCTTCGTCGTCATACAACACGGTTGACGGAAACACGTTGTCAGGTACGGGCACAGTAGGAATTTCATTGGACACTGGCAGTGGGCACAACGGTGGAGTCAACGTAGTCGATCCCACATCTATCACAACCCCTCTATTGGATCATGGCACGGGGAATTTCGTTACGATCACTGGAGGCGGCGGTTCGGGAACGGTCACTCACACGGGTTCGTTGACTTCAAATGCCATCATTCTTGGCAATGGCTCTGCGGATATTAAACCGGGGGTAGTTCTTCCCGGCAGCGTGACGGTCTATTATGACGGTACGGGAAATTTCAGCGTGCCGGGAGGTGGAGGGGGAAGTCCGGGCTCCCTATTTGCTAAAACGTGGTTTACAACGGGGCTGGCGGGGCAGAGAGCAATAAATACTGTCTATCAGAACACCACGGGGCAACCCATCATAGTGTTTGGGTGGATGGTGGGAAATAACAACGATCTTCAAGCCGTGACCGATGCATCTCCCACCCCGTCTACAGTAGTGTTAGACCAGTATGCCCAGTCGGGATTTGGCACCAATTTCTTTTTCATGGTGTCTAACAACGATTACTACGAACTCATCTGCGTTGGTGGTACTTCTGTAGCTTGGGTAGAGTTGGAGATTATCACAGGGAGCGTTACATTTTCAGGAGAATTGTCGGGCAGTCGTTCGCTAAGTACGGTTTACCAAAACACCAGCGGCGGAGCAATGCTGGTGCTGGTCGATCTTTCAAGCGTCGGTGGTGGTACAACCATCCAAGGTATAAGTGACGCTGGCGCTTCCCCCACAAACGTTGTTTGGCAGTCCGATGGGGTCTCCACGGGAAGCCAGACGATCTGGATGATGATTCCGAACAATCATTACTACGAAGTGACTTGCTCGGGGGCGTCTGTTGGACATTGGAATGAGTATTCTCTGCCATTCAATGCTTCCAAGTCCATTGATTATTCGATTGCTCCAGTGCTGAGAAGTCTTCAAGCCATCGCGGGTTCCGCCCCATCAACCACAGGCGTTCAGATAGCGAGTGTGGGCAAAGATATGTTTGTATCGGTGTCATCCCTGCCTTCAACGACGGGAAATTTGATTATAAACTCCAGTTATTGTTCCCCTCCGGGAACTACTCCGTATGATACCACCACTATGTCGAACACCAATTCGCAACGTAGTGCGGGGGCACTGTTTGTATCACTTGGGGAATTCTATACCGCTCGACAAAACAGTGGTTCGCCCACGTTGGCTCACTGGTGGGAATATACACTCGGGTAAGACCGTTAAGTAGGAGAAAAACAAATGTCCGTTTCGTTTGGTCCTAAAATCCCGCAACTTTTCGTCAGCGCAGCCCTCGGTGATAACTACTACACTGCGGGTGAGGCAATGCTTCGTAGTTTTCAAGCATTGATTCAGCCGAATGTCATCGGCGTCGGGCTGAACACACCGCCCGGCTCACCTGCCAACGGGGACTCCTACGTTGTTGGGACTGCTCCCACGGGTTTGTGGACAGGCCAAGCCAACAGTATCGCCTATTGGACTACGGATGATCCCACCAACATACCGGGCTACTGGATGTTCTTTGTCCCTAAATCGGGATGGATTGTAGGGAGCGCAGGTCAAATCTATATCTTTGGCACATCGTGGGGGCTCATCTCCTCAGGAGTAGCGATCAATAATCAGACAGTCAACTACGTCGCCGCCTTGTCCGACAACAACAACATGACGGACATGAACATGGCTACACCCGGCACGTTCACGGTTCCACCGAACTCCAGCGTGGCTTTTCCGATTGGCGCGGTTCTGACCGTGGTTCAAGCGGGGATAGGTCAAATCACGTTTGTACAGGGCGCTGGTGTGACCATTAACACCCCCGCATCGCTGGCAACCCGTACTCAGTTTTCAACAATTGCTGTGACTCAAACCGCCGCAAATGTTTGGCTGGCTAGTGGAGACCTCGCCTAAATGAATACGACGTTCAAACTATTTCCACACCGCCACAAATGGTTCTCCAAGTATAATTACATTCCGAGTCCGGGAGGTCGTGTTCTTAACACGGTTTATCAGAACACAAATGTGAAATCCCTCATCGTTATAGGAGCCGTTAGCGGAATCATGACTATCTTAAGTGATAGCTCTCCGACTCCAACCACTACAATTCTTCAAGGACATGGGTTTCTGAATCAATGGTTTCCCTTCACTGTCATCGTTCCTCCGGGTGACTACTATGAGATCGTGGGAACGCCTCCTAATTTGCAACTAGAAGCCGAGCTAACGGTCAACGGCAGCCCTGTCGTGTTTTCAGGTGATCTCGGTCCAGCAGGCGCAAACACTCGCGCAATGAACACCGTTTATCAAAACACGGCAAGCAAGGCAAAACTGATCGTGGCGAACATCGGCTCTTCCACTAGCGGTACCATTGGCTTGATCTGTGACGCTTCACCGACTCCAACGACAATAATCGGCGATTCCGTCATGTCCAACGGCAGCACATATCAGTTTCCGATGGTCATGATGGTGCCTCAAGGATACTATTACCAAGTAACGGGGTCAGCGACAGTTTCGAACTGGAATGAGTATACGCTTCCTTTTGGAGCAACGCAGTCGATTGATCTTGTCGGGAGCCGATCCTACGACACGCCCTACTCCGCAGGCGTGAAGGATATGTGGATCACCGCTTCAGGTAATGTGACGGGTGCGGGTCAAGTCTCTTCTTCTGGCGCTGGTCAACCGGATCCAGTCGGGCAAACCGCATGGTCAACTTGGCTGGGACTGGATGCCATGTCTTGGGCACTCGTCCAGCCAAATGACGTGTATGTTCAGACAGCAGTTCAGACAGCAGGAGTGGACGGGACGTTAACACACTGGTTCGAGTACGTTTTGGGTTAAGAGAGCTTTATTTATCAGTAGTTTACTGGATTATTTGACTTTAGTATTCAAAGATAGGGGACGATTTCCCTCCATGGAGAATCAAAAATGTCGAAAAAGATAGCAGCACAAGATGCCACAGCAATGAACAGCCTGTATGCTGGCGAACTCGGTCGCCTCGGCCTCAAGGTCGCACAGAAGGACGCAAAGGACTCAGCCGCAGGGCAGTCTCACGACCCTCAGGCTTTCGCCGACCACCAAAATTATATGGATATCCTCGAATCGGTTCTGAAGGAAGACGAAAAGACGGACGGCGAAGCCGCTAACGACCCGATCACCGACTAAGGAGGAAAGATGAAGCTGGACGCCACACAAGCGGCGGCTGCCAAGCTTTCCCACCTAATCGAGCCCGGGCGAACCGTCTATTCCACAGACGGCCACGCCTATAGGGTCTTGTCAAAGATCGCCGCTGGCGGCTCCTTGAGCTTCCGACTTGCGAACCTTCAGGGACAGCCGGTTCCAATCCCCGCAGACTTCTCCCCGATTGACGGGGCTCGGATGCGTTTCGCGTCCTTCCTGAAGTTCGCATTCAACAAAGACCTCACTGCGATTGTCAACTCACTGATTGAACAGGCGGGGCTCCCCACTGACCCAGCGATGAACTGGGCTGGGTGGTTTCAAAAGGTCTATGGCGAAATCCTAGCATCTGTTACCCCCAACTTTGATCTCCAAGACGAGATCATGTACAACACCGTCATTAAGCTCCTGATGATGCGTAAGGACAAGGACGGAAAAACACTTCTGGAAAACGCTGCCGACAAAATTTCAGGTTTGTCCAGCGGCATTAACAAGATAAAGCGTCAACTTCGTGATCCGAACTTGACTCCAGACGAAAAGAAGACGCTAGAGAATCGACTCCACTGGCAGGAAAAAGTTAAGGCTGATCCTGTGGAGAAACAAGTCAGCAGCCTCCTGAAGAAAACTTTCGAGTATTACGCACGACATCATGCTCGTGTGGATGCGAAAAATTACGCCTATTCGGTGCATACCCCCAGCCATCGCCTCGAAACGGAAAATATCGAAGACGTTGCTATCGAACAACCCACACCATCTGGAGAGGGAACGTATAATATCCTTGATACCGAGGAACACGGCGTGGCTCCGGGCGTCGGACTGGGCGAGTCCGAACGCGACATCATGCAGTTCATCGATCAATTCCAAGAGTGGGTGAGGGGCAAGGAGACCCCGAAATCCGCTCCTAACTATGCCGAATTGCTCAGGATTTACTGGGATCAGGCACAGCGAATTGACGATGTTAAGATCAGCGATCTGACTCAAGAGTGGATTCGCCGCACAGGTTTGAGCTTTGACTCCCTGAAGCAGTATCGGGATAAGCTCGGCATCCTGATTCGAGATTTCGTCTACGAGAACAAAGTCCAACTGGGCAACTCCTACAAGTTCGTGGACTTGCTAAAGCACATGTTCCCGCCGCCAAAGCAAAAAGCACGTCCCGCCAAGGCTTCGTCCGACCACCATCACGACCGAACCGAATGCAGAAAGTGCGGCAATGTCCAGACTTGCCGTTGCCCTGCGACCAAGGTCACGTCCTATGTGGCTTCCTGCGACAACTGCAAGACGGCGGATGGTTTGGAAGCACGAGTGCTTGATCCGAACTGTCCTGAATACAAAAAATACGCCGATGATTTGATCCGTCGCTTCGGTCAGACATCGCAGGTCTCCGAGATGCTGGGACAATTCGAAGATGAGCATTTCCCCACTTGTGTACACTGCCAGCAATACAATCAGGATTGGCGGGCAGGTAAGGTATCAGCGGCAAAACCCAAGTGCCCCCATTGTGGCTCTGACGATTACGGCTTGATGCCCACGGACTTCGAGACCGCCAAGTGCAATGGTTGCGGCAAGAACTGGAATCATGGCATCGTCAAGGGTATCAATGATCCGAAGGAAGCTGCTCGCACGGCGGATGATGAAGGAGGGGGTAAAACGTGCGAAAATTGTGGGAGTTATTACGGTGGGTATACATGTCTTAATTGTGGGCGAAAAAAGAAGCTGGAAGAAGAGGTAGATCGTACCAGCAAGGAACTCAAGAAGTTCCCCAAGGGACCAACAGGCATGACGCCCGACGATGTGAAGGCTACTCCCGAATGGCAGGCGGCTAAACGTAATTACGGTCAAGCCTTCGCCAAGCTGCGAGAGTTCAATTCCAAAAAGTGTGCTGCCGATGATCCGACTCGTGACACCCTTGACGAGACGCTGAAGTATGACAACCCAGACAAGGACACCAAGGGGTTCCACGACCCCGCCGACCTCGGTCAATGCGCCTGTGAGTGGGATGAATGTCCGCTGGGTCACCAAGCGGGTGGGTGCCAGAATCCCGCAGCCCACATGCTTGAAATCTATGGATACAAAACCCGCTACTGCCAGCCATGCACCGACGCAACTATCGAGTACATCCGATTGGAACAAGGCACTGGCGATCCCGATGACACGGTTAAGATTCTGTCCTCCGCACATACTGCTGGTGCCCCGTACTGCGACGGTTGTGATCGTCTGAAGGCAAACTGCATCTGCGAAGGCTGCGAGTGCCCAGAAAATAAAAACGCAGGCAAGTGGGGCGATAAAATCAAGAAGATGGAAGCTCGACGTGGCGAGTTCATCGAGAAAACTCTTAAGAATGCCGTAGGGCCAACGGAAGAGGATGATCTTGAGATGGCTAGGCGTGGTCCGATTCAATACGAGGAACTACCCGAAATGGAAACCCGAATTCGCCCACGAGAAGAACAGTCGAAATTTCCGACTCCTCGACCTACTACACGGCGTAAGGAGGGGATGCTCGGTCATGATTTTGTGGATGCCGATCAGCAAGCGATTCGCCCCGACATTACGCCGGGTGACACTGGGCGCTTACCTCATGGACGCACGCAGGGATCAGTTAAAGAATCTGCGGAACTTGCTGGTCGCGGCGGGGATAAAGATGACGTGCGCGGTGCGGGCGATCTGTGGCGTGAAGAGTTTTACCAAAGCGGCAATGCGCCCCCAAAGATTGCGACATCAGGTAAATGGAAAGTTCTTCTGCGGGATTCCAAGGGGAATCAGCGTGAGCAGGAGGTTTCAGGCGTAAATTACGGCTCTGCCGAACGTGCTGTGAGAAAATATATGAAGAATGGTGAAAGGGTTGTGTCGATGACTATCGCAAGCAAGACGGCTGCCCCCGCTCCTGCGGCACCCGCACAGGCACAAGCACCAGCGCCCGCCCCAGCACCAGCAGCCACTCCCGCCCCTCCAGCGCAAGCGCCAAGCGCGAACACGGTAGTTGCCCCACCGCCCGGAACGCCGATTGCTCTTCCCTCGGGACAAGGAGAAGATACACCGGAAAAAAGAACAGTTCCGCCAGAAATCCCGAACAGGAAGTACCACATGACAAGTAAAAATTCCGCACTTAAAACCGAACAGAATACGCCAGAGATGGAAGCTCAGGTAGCTCAACTGGCACAAACGAACCCGCTCACGGAGATTCACGAGAACTGCAACCCGTACTTCGAGCACGGGCAATGGTGGGTTGTCTGCGGGCCGTGCGGAGCCACTTGGTCGGTCGTTGATGTGGGTCAGTTCATCGGAGATGAGGGCGACATCGACCTTGAAGAGATTGATAACGGTGACGGTTCTTGTGCGGAGAATTTCCACGAGTCTGCCGATCACAGCAGCCCACGTCAGGGCTTCATCTATCAGGCGGAAATGTGGTGCCCGACTTGTGCGAAGGAGATCGCCGCCGACATTCAGAAGAACTACCCTAAGCAGGTCCCCGCCGATCCAACGGATGAGTATTCTTATGATTCCGACAGCTACCCGAAGGGACCGTTCTTCGAGGAAGAATCAGACGCTCCTGAGCACTGCGCGGGCTGCCACATTTTCCTTGAGAACCCTCTGACCACGCATGGTCAGGAGTACATGCAGTCGATGGTTGACGAAGCTCTGGCGAAGGGACGCGGCGAAGAGCCGCACATCAAGGAATGGATGGACTTTTACGGCTATCATCCTGACACTGAGGGAGCCGAAGACGAACATGAGGCGTCCGCCGCTTCCGACAGAATCAATGCGATGCCGCAGCGTGGCAAGCCAAAGACTCCCGAAGAGTTGGGGCTGGTTGAGAAATCCGATACGGAACTCCGTCTTGAGGGGATTCCTCCGCGTCCTAAGAAAACCGCCGATGGCGCTTCGTTGCTTGAACCAGAAGTTAGCTTCGAAGATAAACCAGACCCCTTGCTCGACAACAGTAATAATTTGCAAAACTACAGCTATGCACCGCAGAAAGACACAACAGATAGTAGGGACACGGCCACGCTGGACGACAACATCGAAATTTTGAAACGTTACGGCTATGCCCTTTTCAGTGGTGGAAAATCGGGTGGGAAACAATTCTGGAAAAGTCCCATTGGAACTGTAGTTATCATGTCCACCAGCGGTGAGTGGATGTTTGGTGCGGACGGTACCAGAGGAACGACCAGCACGGATTTAGACAGTAAGCTTTTGAAATACCACCACAAAATGGTCCCAAAAGCGGGGGCGTCCAAAACCGCCGAAATTGATATGGGTCAGCTTGAGAGCGTGCAGGATCGAAAAGATCGCCTGAGCAAGCCCGACAAGAGTCCGATGTACGGCGTGACACTTCTTCGCGAACTTTCAGCCCCCGGCATTCCAAAGGGTGAAGTGATCGTGTTCGGTTATTACTACCCAGATGGGCAATGGGGCAAGCAGCAGCTTCAATGGTGGACAACGATGGCGAAGACCGAGTATGATAGCACCGTCACTCAGGTCAAACGTCGCAGTCGCGGTACGAATCAGGAAAAGTCAACGGCCCTGTACGAGTCGTTGAAAGGACGTGGTACGGCGGTTGAGCCGGGTACGTCGTCTGACGCTATCATCGAGCAATTCAAGACGCAGAAGGAATCATCCATGGAAAACAAACAGGCTGCAATCGCACAACCCACGTCTGGCGAGGACGAAGGCTATTACGTCAAGGTCACCTACACTAAGGGCGGTATTGATCTGAGCCCGACTGAGAATCTTCTAAGGGAAGTCGCCGAGGAGCAAATGCAGGATGAAAGCGGCAACTCGACTTATGAGTTCGCCCACAACATTGAGCTTGACGACATCTGGGAAATGATGGAGGATTTCTTCACCAATGGCTGGGAGAAAGTAAATCCCGAGGATATTGGTGCGCTAACTGACGGAGAAATCTTCTCCGATCCCAACGGCAACGTCTACTGGCATGAGCGGTATCAGATCGAAAGCATGACCGATGAACTGAAGGCAGGCAACACGGTGTTCATGCAGTACGGCGGCAATCTGTTCGATGAGGAAGATGAAGAAACGCCTGCTCCCGATCCGAACCAGATGAACCTCCCACTCCAGTCTTCCAAGAAGGAAGCCACGGGCGAGATGAGTCAGTCCGAGGCTGATGACCGTGAGGCATGGCCGATGCACCACGCTATCGCTGACGCTCTGGGCGGCACGGTCAAGGCTTTTGACCAGTATCAAGGTCCGTACGTTCTTGTGGGCTCTGAGGCTCGCGGACAGGGCACCTATGCTCCCGCAATCCCGATGAAGGGTACCGTGCGCCTCTGGGTACAGGCGGACGAGGGTAGTGACGGGGCATTCCTGACCGTCTACAACGAAGACAACGATAAAGTTAGCGAGCCGTTCCATTGGGAAGACATGGAAGGCGCGGTCAATGCCGCCATGAGCGTAATGGGCGATGAGCCCGAGACAATCGAAGCCTCCACCAAGCAGGCGGAACTTGACATCCCCAAACCGGACAGTTGGGGGTGTACTTGTTCAGATAAAGGAGCACGCGGACAACACAAGTCCAATTGTCCTAAGGCTCCGAAGCAACGTGGCGAGTACCACGGCGCGAGTAAGCAAGCAGCGCCCGGCGACGGTGGACTACAACGCGACGTGCAGAACCAGTACGAGAACCACCCCCTGATCGAAATGCTGTGGGGTTCCCTGAAACGTGACCCAGCGAACAAAGATCGCGTCCAGACGGCATGGGGCACCAAGACGAAGCAGGGTTTGGTGCTCAGTGTAGCTCGCGCCATGAAGGAAAGCCCCGTCTCGGGTAAAGAAAGCAGTCAGAAATGCAAATGCGGCAAACCGACAGCTAAAGGCGATCACCGCTGCGAGGACTGCCGCTCAAAACAGCATTCCGAGGCAGAAAAAGCGACTGGCGTAGAATAACCAGTAAAATCCAACTTTTTGACTCATTAACAGGAGTACACCATGGCAAACAAAGTGAAGAAGGCAAATCGTGAGACCGTCCGTAAGGCTATCGTAGCCCGTCGCGAAGCTCGCAAGCAGGAAAAAGCCGCGAATTATGCAAAAATGCGCGAATGCGCGAAGTCTCCAGCGAAGTTCGCCAAGGCCCTTGACGAGCTTGTAGCGAAGACCGCACGTCAAGCCTACAGCATGGACGCCCTCCGCGAAAATCTCGGATTGGTGAAATTTGCCAAGGAAGTTCCCGCCAAGGTCCGCATCGCCGCCGCTAAGAATTACGGCAAGAAGTTTGTCCGTATCGCCGAAGAGCAGCCAGACATTCTGGCTGACGCCCTCCAGCAAGCCTACAAGGGCTTGGATGAGCAGGCAGCGGCCATGGAAATCGCCGCCGAAGCTCTGGGTATCGATCTGGGTGCCTCGCCTGCTGAGAAGGCATTCACCGACGAAGGCAAGCACGAACTTGAGCTTGGCGAAGACAAGGGCGAAGAGAAAGCGACAGAAGAAGGTCCTGATTTCGGAGCCGAAGAAGAGACCGAAGCGGAAGAAGGGGCCGATAAATTTGTATCGGATTCTGAAGCGGAGGCCGAACCTTTGCCCGAGGAAGATAAAGAAGCCAGTGGTTCCGACGCTTTTAGCACCGACCGCGACGAAGGTGGGTCGCCGAAAGCACCACAAAAGACTCAGAGCCCACAGGCTCAGGGCGAAGCGGCAAAGCAGTCGGCAGCGCAAGGCGCTGGCAAATTCGTAAAGGAAATCCCGCAGGCTCAGGGAAAGACAGCGGTCACCGAAGCAAAGCATTGTCCCGAGTGTAAATACCCGGGGAGAACGGTTGAACCTGAGACTGGCAAATGCCGTCATTGCAAAAAGAAAGTGATGGAGCCGTTCGACAAGAAGGCCGCAATGGGCAAGAAAGATTTCATCGCCTTGGCGGATGCAATCAAGAACATGAGCGTTGGACCTGATGAGAAGCGAAATATCGCTGAAGGTCTGTGCGAGACGTTTCGCGCATCCAACCCACGTTTCATGAAAGATCGTTTCATGGACTACGTTATGGGCCTCGGCGGTTCGAGTGGCGGTAAGGTGAAGCCGCAAGGAACGCCACGCCCGCGCAAGGGCGTCATTGATCCGTATGCTAGTGCTGGTGGGCATCCTTTGGAGTAATCATGTTTTATGACCTCCAAGAAAAACGCTAAGTCGTCTCCCGCGCCATCTGAACCGCTTCCCACCCCGACTAGTCCCGCACCTGTGGCGGTCGAAGAAAAGCTCGGGCTTCCGCACAGAATCATCAAGTTCATTGCCGCCGCATTCTCCGAAAAGGGGGAGCCTAGCAGCGCCCGCATTCTTAGTGGTTGGTTGAGTGTGTCCAGTATGGCGTTGATTTGGTTTATGGTGCGGCACATTTTCTACACCGATAACCCAGAAAAGCTCATAACGTGGGTTGGCGGGATGCCAGCGATTATCTATGCTCTGGCGGCGTTTGCCATTAGCCCGTTTGGTCTGGCGAAGATCAGCAGTATTTGGAACAAAGATAAAGATAGGGACAAAGACGAGAGCAAAGGATGAAGAAGTATTTCAAAAGCGTGATCGTCTGGTGCTGGGCGTGGTAGTAGTGGACAGCAACCTGTTCGTCATCATGCGTTGGGTTAACCCGTAGTCTTAACGGCTTACCCACACCACTTCGGTATTGGTTTGAACCATTCCCTTATGCGTCACCAGCAGGCGGAAGGGTAACCACCTTGCTCCTCTGTTCTCGCACACAATTGCCTGTCCCTGACGCTCGCGGCACCAGCCGCCCAGATGTCTAAAATCCATGTGCTGGAATCCGTTGTACCACTTTCCAACCTTTTGATACGGAGGATCGACAAACCAAGTCGCTTTGCGGTTGGGAATGTCCGCATAGCTTTGCTGAAACACCTGCCAGTGTCGCACCTTGTAGAGATTAGCGGCGATCCAAAGCTTCTGTTGATTCCAGCACACACGCTGGGTTGCTGTAAGCTTGGGTCGGGTTGAGGCTGGGTTGAGATGGTAGCCGATAAGGTATCGTTCCTCAGTCGATAAAGACTTGAACTCGGTGAGGGTCTGTTTGGGTTGAATGTCCGGAAGGCTGAGGATGTCCTTCTTCGACGCAGAGATCAAGTATTTCCATGTCGCTACGATCTTGGGATTGCAGTCGAAGAGCATCACGTTGCGTTCCCAATGATCGCCGTGTAAAGAGTAGCCCGCCGCCCCCGCAAATGGCTCGATGAGGGTGTCGAATTCTGGCGGTGCGTACAGTGGAGCCAACCTCTTTTTACTCCCGTAGTAAGAGAACATAGGACTAATCGGGCTGTACTAGCCGCATCCCTTCTTCAACCATGTACCAGAACAACAGCTTGGAGTTGATGGTAAGGCGTCCCGCACCGCCAGCGCCGTAGCTTTGATAGCTGGTGCAAATCTCGGGAAGTTGGAACGGTGGGACGGGGAATGTCACACGGTATTCGTGTCCCCAGCGGTCCTCCCAGCAGCGAACGGAGGCGCTGTTTACGGGAGGTACGGGTAAGCCTGTCTTGTCAAAATATTCAGCGGCGAAATTGACTCCCGCTTTGTCGCCTAATTCAATAATCAGCGAGCCTTCCGCCAAGATGAAATCCAAAAACTCTTTGTTTGCGCCCTTCTTAAACAGGGCGACAAGTTTTTTGCCGACTACCGCACTGGTGACTTTAGGTGGTGGGGTGTATGTTGCGGCTTGTTCAGGTGTGGCGACAGACAAGAAGTTGCCCCGTATGGCTTTCTTGCCAATCTCGAACTCCACTACAACGTTGCCGTCCCGAAGCTTTTTAACAGGTCCCACTCCAAAGGCGGGGCTGTAGACCAAGGTATCGACCTGAAATGTCATACCCCCATTATACCAGCCCGGGGACCAAAATGGCTAGTTTTACAGAAATTTGTTGTATCCACCCGTCAGGGTGTGGTCGCAGCGGTATTTCGCAATGACGTTGTATTCGGGCGTCAATTCGACCCCCAAAACCTCATCCCACCCCGCCATTAAGCAACCGATTATTTCGGACCCTGAGCCAGAGAAGGGGACGATGATCCTGCGGGTGCCCACGGACGCAGGCGGCAGTAGCAGCTTGGCGATGTAGGTGGTGAGTGAGACGGGCTTGAGCGTGGGGTGGTCATTGCGTGTGCCCTCGGGCATTCCCGCGTTACGCTCTGCGGGGTTGCTCTTGGCCGCATAGAAGAATCTCGCTTGATCCCCGACCATGACCGCCGCCTCTTCATCCAGCAGCACATTTGTTGGGTAGCGGCCCGTGCGGGCGGGTGTCACCATATCGTTACGGATGAAGGTGCCGAGGCGAGATTGCCCCGCTTTCGTTTCGGGTAGCTCTTCGTCGCCGACCCGCGAGCCCTCAATGTTCAGTGCCCCCGAGCCGTGTTCGAGGATAGTGTCTACGTACTTTCCCTCGAAGGATTTCTTGAAGCAGACGATGGGTTCCCAGCCGGGTTTGAGCATACTCGGCCTGTAGCCTGTCCACGTGGCGGCATTGGCCGCGTCCCCCCTCTTGCCGATCATCTTCCCGAGATCAGGGGCCTTGGGGAACCCTGTGCCGTACAGCCATGTCATCGTGTCCCAGACCTCGAAGCCAGCGTCTTCCATGCCGACTGCCAGCCTGTGCCATGTGCGCGTGCCGCCGAATACCAAGGCGAGTGCTCCGGGCTTGAGGACGGGCAACAGAGACGCCCCCCATGCCTCGAATTGAGCATTGGTGTCCCATTTCTTGCCCATAAAGCCTAGATCGTAGGGGAAGTCGGAAAAGAGAGCGTGGAACTGAGGTCCCGAGTAGGACTTAGCCCACTCGACCACATCAGAAGTTACGAGTTTGTAGGTTGCCATCCCTACTTAATACGGCATTTCAGGCGTTTTCGACGGGGATATCGGCGAGAGGAATGCCAGCGGCTCCCGTGTCGAAGAACTTCTTCTGGGCGTCGTCGGGCATGAATTCGCGGATGCGAGTAGCGTCCTGCTTGCCATTAAACGAGAATCCGTGCTCCATGAGATACCAGAACAATCCCCCTGTCCCGCCTTCGCCCGCTCCACCACGAATAAATCCGGGTTTGTTTTCTTTCCCCTTGAGAGTAGAGGGTATCGTATCCGTGGGCTCAAACTTGATCTCAGCCTGTAACCCCCACTTGCCCATAGCGGGCACTAAGTGGATGTGCGGATCGCCCGTGTAGTTGACGCCTGTCAGACTGTGCAGGTCGTTAACGACGTTGTTTTCTATCCGTTCGGGCATTTGAAGATTAAAGGTTACCCCTCGGGTTAAGTGTCCGAGAAACCATGCCGTGACGCCAGCGGCGTCGTAGGTAACATTGCTTCGCTCAAGATATGATGGGATGGATGGGGCTCTGGGGGCGGGGATGGGTCTGAGATCAGTGGTTTTAACAGAGAAGGAATCCCACTCGGGATCAGCGCCTTCTCGAAGAACCTGTGAGAGGCTTCCAGTCTGGCCGACGATGGTCACGACGCTCCCTTTGTAGATTGCTTTTTCGGGATCAGCTACAGTTTCGGCAACTTTGAGTAGATCGCCATAAACATCGCCCGTACCGCTTATACTCATTTCTCACCTCATCCCTATTATACCAATTCAAAAGTTCTTTTGGGTAGGAACTCGCAAATATTTATAAACCATTGAAAACAAACGAAATAAACCATTGAAAACAAACGAAATATAGTCAAAAATTCCTATCGATTCTGACCCATTTTTGGGTATAATAGACCCATGAGCAAGCATGGTTGGGAACGTGGGGAGATTAAGCTGCCGAGCACGGAAGCCGTTGCCTTTCGTCACGATCTGGTCAACACCCACAATCAGATTCAAGCCCGCCTGTTCGAACGCGCCCAAATCATCTACACCCAACTCAAAGCCGCTGGTAAGGGCAAGCGGAACTTCGATTTCTACGAGGAATTCACTAAGATCATGCAGGGCGGCGTTTGGCACATCAGCGCCATCGACACGGACGGTTACGACGAACTGAGCAGCGCCCTGTTCCCCTACGACGCGAAGATCGGTCGCGAACAGCGCAAGCCAAGCGTCCCGAAGAAGAAAGATTTCAAGCAGGCGAAGCTGAGCGCGAAAGGTCTGCCTGTCGGCGGCGAAGCTGGAATTGAATTCAAGGGCAGTACCGTCCTCTGGGTGGTAGCCGAGAATAACCACAGCGTTGAACGCGCACATGACCATGCGATGGGTAAGGCG